GCACTCGACGTAAACCATGGTGATACCTGAGGGTTTAGTCCAAGTGCCGCTGCTGGTGAACTCTTGATAATTGGCGGCGCCACTTCCACCGGTACCGTTGCTGGCCGCTGTTATTCGGCCTTGTGCATCGACAGTAAGATTAGTGTTTGTATAGCTACCTGCTGTAACTGCAGTATTTGCTAGCATTGTGGCAGATACTGTCCCACTGTCTCCCGTCGTCACGACAGTACCCGTTGTAGCAGGTAGTGTGATGGTTGTAGTTCCTGCAGTTGCCGCAGGTTGGACGGTAACAGTTCCTGATGTGGCACCAGGCAAAGCAACGCTGCTAATCCCAGTCAAAGCTAAATTTGAGGAGGCTCTATTTAAAGCAACAGCAGTGGTCCCAACATATAAAGAAGAGTTGCCGAGAACAACAGATGGTATTGTTCCTGACAAATTTCCAGCAGTAATATTTGTCAAGTTGGCACCAGATACAGCACCAAATGAAGCAGACCAAATCCCGCTGGTAATTGTACCCGTAGTGGTTAAACTAGAAGATCCTACAAGCGGGGAAGCTCCTAACGTGTTATAAGAAATTGTTTGCGCAATGGAACCATTAAAAGTTGTCCCCGATACGTCACCTGTGCCGCTGTTATTGAAAGTTACGCTATTTCCAACGCTTCCTGCGCTTCCAGTTGTGTTCTGATTAAGAGTAGGGACATCCGCTGCTTGAATAGCAGATAAAATAATATTTGCTCCGTTACCACGTAGGTAATAGCCAGATGTAACTGCACCTGCCAAAGCGTTAATAGCTGCTTGCTGCGATGTTGCACCAGTGCCGCCTGCGCCTAGCAATAAAGTTCCCGATAAAGTAACTGAGCCTGTTGTTGCCGTAGCTGGCGTTAACCCTGTGCTTCCCCCGCTAAAACTGGTTACAGGCGTATTACTTGAAGCCGCCGTAAGCCTTCCTTGAGAGTCAACAGTAAATGAGCCGTAAGTGTAACTTCCAGCTATAACAGTGGTGTTATTAAGGCTGATTGCGGGAGTTGTGCCCCCCGTGGAAGATATTGGTGCGACGCCAGAAACTGAAGTGACCGGGGCCGTACCACTTGAAGCCGACGTAATTCTCCCCTTAGAATCAACGGTAAAAGAACCATAAGTATAACTACCTGCTGTGACCGTTGTATCCGCCAAGCTGATTGTAGGTGTTGTACCACCTGTAGATGATATGGGAGCCGTTGCACTAACAGAGGTTACAGGGGACGTGCCACTTGAAGCCGACGTAAGCCTTCCCTGAGAATCAACCGTAAAAGAACCATAAGTATAACTACCTGCTGTGACCGTTGTGTTAGCAAGAGAAACAGTCCCTGTAGAGGTAATCGGTCCTCCCGTTAATCCAGTACCTGTGGCAACATTGGTTACCGTACCTAATCCAGCATTACTCCAAATCGTATCATAATTAGCGTTACTGTTTTTTACAAGGGCTTGCCCGGTTGTCCCTCCGGAGGGTACACCAACTCCCGCCAGCCCCTGCAACCCTGTCGGCCCCTGTGGACCTTGGCTAATTACATTAACTGTTTGCGTATTACTAACAGTAACAAGGACAGAACTATTGGTCGTTGTTACAACAATTTGGTAAATTGCTGCTGTCATGTTGAGTAACCTTGTTGAATGTAAAATGTACCCTTCAAGTAATACTCTTTGCGACCCGATAAATTAGTCAACAAAACATCGTAATAAGCAGTGCCAATGGGCAATGAACTTGTTTGTGCGGTTGTTAAGCTTAAAACAATAATACCAGTTGCTGCATTTGAGTTGTCAACAGAAAATGTAGCATACTGAGAGGTTTTGGTTAAATTCCAAATTTGAGCTGAAACCGTCCATCCCGTTAAATTAATGTTATTTCCGTTGCTATCTTGAAATTGCAACGTCATGTCATAGACGGCTTGCGTCCTAATCGTATCATCGTAAGTAGCGGGATGGACAGACATGATTATGCTTGTGCTTCAGTCCAGGAAATACGGGCAAGGAGCGAGTTTGTTGCTACAGAACTGACATTAGTTACTTTAATTGTCACTACATCTGGACCGTCCGGGTACAAGTTGACTGCACTGGTAGGAACAGTGGTGTTTGTCCCCCCACCAAGAATGCTATTCCCTAAGTCACGCACCAAGATTAAATCTTGCTGAACAACATTAGGTGTGTACACAAAGAAAGACAAGATGCTTTCACCCCCAGATATGGTAGTAGCTCCCGAGGTAGAGTGCGTTGCAACCTGTGCCAAACTTGAGCCACCTGCAGCAGCAAATGCTCCAGCACCTGTGCCCCCCAATTTACCGTTTAGGATTAATTCTACTCGGAAAATAGCAGCGGCTCCCGTCGCAACAATATCCATTTGCCGCAAAGTCAACTGCATACGATTAATAAGATCGCGGGCACCAAGAGATCCGGTAATACCAGAATCTACACTAGGCGCCAAACGAATACTCAACAGTGCAGCACTTGCTGATGCTGCAATATTAGTAACAGGCGTGCCTAAACCCGCTTGGAAGATATACGATTTATCATCGTCATACCGCCCATCCATAATCACGGCGGAACCCCAGTGGGACAGAGTTGCAGCCGTTTGCACCGCAAACGCAGAGACTTGAATAGGAGCCGTTGCGCTATATGTAAATGTTTGCGCAGAGGAGTTACCGCCCCCACCTGTTAAATTACCTGGGCCACTGATGTCAACAATTGCCCGTTTCAATCCTGTAAAAGTTGTTGAAGTTTTGCTGTTGTAACGAATATACTCAATTGCAGCACCAGTATTACCTGAGGCTGTAACAGCAAGGGTACCGGATTGAGGGAATCCCGCTGTGCTTGCTACGGTTAGCGTGTTAACTTCCGCACTAGAAAGGGTAGCCGCCAGTGTGGTAATAGGTACAAATGTGTTGGCTTCATATCGGGAACAAATATTACCCGACCGCATGTAAGCTTCCGTATTGCGGTTGCTATTGGGAATCCGGTGACAATAAATAATCTCACCCTTTTGATCTTTAAAACCAAATCGAATAGCACCCGCACCGTACCAAGCGTAATCGATATAAAGCATCTGCATCTTGGTCAGATCTAGGTTGAACCCTGTGGAACCACCGCCATCACAACGATCAATATTCCACTGAGACTGCGGGTAACGCTCCTCAATTCTTTTGCTAGTTACACAGTTTGAAACGTTAGTGGTTGAACGGTATTCTGGGTAGATAACTAAAGCGGTATCACTTGTAATTGATTGCACAACATATGTCATGCCGCGAATTACAATGTAATCTCCAGGGATTAATTGTTGCGAAAATAGTGTGCTTGTTCCCGTTACAGAGGAACTGCCAGAATTGACAGCAATTGTGCCTGAAATTTGCGCAGTAGAACTGCGTTTAACGGCATATAAGGTTTGACCGTCAAATTCAAAGAAAAATCCGTTTTGCTCATCAAATAAGCCAATACGGTTTTTGGCGCCGTACCAGCTAGCAGGATTTACATTGATTGGGAAACCTGTGGCAGTCGCTGCACTTGGAGTAGATGCGGCGGTATAGGTAAAGCTTAAATCAGTTGTTACAGTTTGCACCAAAAATGTGCCGTTATAAGCAGACTCGTTACAACCGGAAACAACGACATAAGGCCCACCTGGTTGTGGATACAGCGTTGAAGTAGCGCCTGCTGCTGCTGTAATAGCCCCGGTAGGCGCACTGGTAACGTTGAATTGGAATGAAGTCGCACTTACGATGGTTTTGATTACCCAAGTACCATTGGGGGGATTGGTTGTTGAAGTGGTGCCGGTAACAAAAATAGTATCTCCAACAACAAATCCATGGTTGTTGGTCGTATTACAGGTTATGGTTAAACCGTTGTTAAATGCAGCATCATTGGTAAAGGCTACACCAGCAGAAGCGCTTACTGCAATACCGGTGTTTGCCGCAAAATTACCGTTTAAATAGTGAGGATTTTTAAGATTAACAGTAACCGTTGTACCTGAAGAGGTAATGCTATCAACGTTAAATGCCGGCTTTAAACATGTACCCGTGCTGAATTGCATTCCTTTACCTGATTGGTAACGGAAGTAACGACGAGTTTGGCGAATCAACTGATTACCTGTATAGGGGTAACCCGCCGAAAAAGCAACACCTCCATCAAAGGAACGGTGAACAGCGCTACCGTAAGGACGAGGATAGAGGGTAGCCGTTGCACCACCCGCAGCAGTAATGTTGGCGCCAGTGGGAGTATTAATTACTACAAATGTAAAAGTATTGCTGGTGGGAGTTGTCTGCACAATCCAAGAACCGTTGGGCGGGTTGGTCGTAGCAGTTGTCCCAACGACGTAAATCGCATCGCCTACGGTCAAACCATGGGCATTAGTAGTAGTGCCCGTAACTGTAGTACCTGAGTTTGTAAATGCTGCACCGGATCCAGTAGCTACCGGAATACCTGACCCCGTATAAAAACTGCCGCTAAAAACATAAGTTTTAGTGCTGTCATAAATGGAACCAGGGGAAGCAGGAATTATATTAGTTGCTACATAAGTAAAGTTTGTCCCGGCACTTACGGTGTTTACAAGGAACCAACCATTTGCCAAGGGGTTAGTGGTGTTCTGAATAAAAACAGGAGTGCCTACCGCCGGTGGGGAAGTGGTAACAACGGTAACAACACGTGTTCCGGCAGTGGTTACATCGGTAATAGTAAGCGGTGCAGTAACGTCGTAGAAAGCACTTGGCCTGTTGTTAAGCAGATTTAGTGTTTCCCACTTGGTTGACTGGGTGCTATACTCAAAGTCCGTATCGATCAGTGCTTGCGGATTTGAAACACGCAACTTTCCAACAGGATCATTAAGCGTTTCGCTAGGGGCAATCGGAAGAGGGTTATAAAAGCGATTGCTCCCATCCGGGAACATGTGTTGGAACGAAGTTGCCGGCACTGACTTTACCTAACGCTGAGAACTTTTTGTAATTCTAACAGCTCTGACTAAGAGCTGGAAGCATTCACTCTTTGTATTTTAACGTACTCTTCAGTAACCATTGAAATTTTTTGTGTGCCCGGCCACGCTCTACCGCCAAGTCAAGGGTGAGCTGATCCCCAATCTTTTCGGCGGCTGCAGCCAAGGCTTCAAAATTTGCTCCTAACTTGTCGTGATTTAACGCCAGTTGTTCAATTAACTTATCTTGCGCAAAGCAATCTTCCGTCAATTTAGGGAACTGGGAATAAGTCAAATCCTCAACAGACCTAGGAGCACTGATATCAAGCGAACGAAGGTGCTCTGCAATGGTATCAATGCCTTCTTGCATCTCTTCATAGATCATCTGTGTCAATTTATGAATTGAATAGAACTTGCCACCCATCAAGTTCCAGTGGACGATGGTGGTTTGATGGTACACGTAGACGCTATCCCGTAGTGATTGCACCAGGTCGCGGTAACAGGTGTCTTTTTTGTTTAGGATTTTACCCATTTGGCCAGAGATCATGGCAAGCCCAGTATTTTGCGGTGTTCTTATCCGTTACTTTGTCACACCCCATCCTAGATCGGAAGTTCTTGCGTCGATCTTTGTCATGATGTTGCGTGTAATCTTCGTACCCCCTGCGGCCATAGCGAATTATTTTCTCAACCCCATCATGGCAGCTCTTGACCACTTTTTTGTGGGTATCACCGGGGGGTGCTTTTTGAGGACAATTGCACTTCATGTGTGCCTTGGCAAGCCGTTTTGCCTTTGCGTGGTCCGCCATGATCAGGAAGAATAGTTGGCGGCTTGTGCGGGGGCATTCAAGGCCATGCTCTCGGCGCCGTCATTCAAGTGATCCCATTCGGTAGCAATACGATATTTCTTGTGCTGATCAATAACATTTTGCAAAATTGCTGCATATTTCTGAGCAAATTGAGCTGGATTTGATTGTGGTTGCGCCGGTGCTTGTGTTTGTCCAGGTACCGGCGCAGTGCTGCCTTGTGGGTTAACTGGCTGTCCAACAGAGGTAGCTATCATGATCCAGATATGGAACGGCGTGTTCCGTTGATAATGAAGTTAAGTGTAATTGAGTGGACTGCTGTTCCATCCACGTCTTTATTTTACTTGCCCTTTGCTCGGAATAATGCGGGTGGGTATCATTGTAATACTCAAAAACAGGGCGAGAAGCTTTTTGAAAATTGCATTTTACGCAAGCAGCCGCCATGTTTGCTTTGGTGCTTTTGCCTCCCTTATGGCGTGGGCGGATATGGTCGATAGTGGCTGTATTTTCGTTGAGGCTGCAGTCACAGTAGGCGCATCGCCAGTTCCAAGATTCAAAAATGTGCTGCCTGAACCGTTTACGGGCAAGTTTTGGGCTTAAAACAACAAGATTAGCGAGGTAATCATGTGCAGTATCGAACATAAAGAGCCTCAAACTCTAAACACAAGTTACGGTGCATAAACCTGCCTCACACCTTGGGTTTGCACTCATTTTTGGGGCAGCATCACCCCTTTCTTGGGTGTAATATCAAATATTATTCAATGCTGGTTAGAATATTTTCGTTTTCTTGTTGATTTTGGCGTTGTTTGATGATGCCAACAAGCTCCAAGGCGCCTTGTACCTTCAAAAATCCTTCTTTTTTGCTCAATAGCTGCGTTTCTGCCAGTCGAATTTCTTGTTCCAATGCTTCCTGCTGTGCTTTTAAGCCTGCAGCCAGGTCATCAATGAAGGATTCCACGGTTTTTTGCAACTGGCTTGATATTAACACGCTTACCAACCTTCAAAAACGATATACCACCCCGTCGCCCATCCATCTGCGGTCCAACGGTAACGAAAGAAAAGCGTGGTGTACTCTACGGCCTCTCCATTGTCGTGTTCGTAGGTACCATCACGATGTAAGAATTTACCTAAGGGATCATTGACGATGTATCTTCTCTTGTTTTCGTCATACCCCACTACCGTAACCCAGTGTCCTTCACCCTTGGAGTTGTACATATCACCTTCATTTAGTGCGCAGCAGATTACAGGGGAGCAGTTATCAATGGCGCGTTTTAAATCTGCTTGGATGCCATTCTTGTAGTAGATAGCTCGCACTCCTACGCTACGCAACAGATCAACGTTGGCGTAGGGAGATTCGTGACCACCGAATCCTTGCACTCTTTCGTAGTATTCATCTGGATTTGCAAATGCTTCGGGCCGTAGATACATGGCCGCACATGCGCAACTCAGGTACAAAGAACTTCTATAACCACCTTCTTCAATTGTTTTTTGTTTGTAATAAGGTACATGTAGGTGTATTCTTCCTACTTTTGTTGTAATTGAAAGCTGTCTTGATGGTATAGGTCGCCCATCAACGCCCCACCAGTATTCATCTTGGATCCACCATTCTCCTAACGTGGAGGGAAGGCGAACCAAAGTGTGCCCATTTTTCTTGTCAAGGATTTGACAATTCTTCCATTCACGGTTGATGACAACAACCGCTTTCATACTTGGAGGTAAAAGGTCTGGAGGTTTCGGTTCTTTTTTGAAAACCGTCCAGACCTTTGATTTGATCGTTACAGGATTATCAGCTTGTGAATCAGGACACAACATCAGGAGTGACGGCTGTTGATCCTTTTTCTTCTGCTTGTAGTTCCTTGATGGCGTTAATAGCGCCTTGCAAGGCAATGATTTCTTCTTTTGTTTTCTCCAGGGTTACAGTAGTTTCGTTATAGGTGTTGATTTTTTCTTGGAGGCTGGCCATCAAGGTATTGACTTTGGCGCTAAGGTTGGTCATGGTGCAAGGGGGAATGCACGCATATTATAGGCACTATCCTTCGGATTTTCAAGTGCGGTTGGGGCGGGTAGTGGCGTTGACTACTTGGTTTGGCTAAGCATGGAAGTGAGTAGGACTACGTGCCTTCCAGCGCAGTGATTTTGGCTTCCAGAGTTTCGATGCGCTCCATTGCTTCCTGCAAGGCTTTGATTGCCATCCAATACATTTGCTGCTCTTTAATACCAAGGCGTTTTTCCTGGGCAAGCGTTTTATTCGTAGCTTCTTTAGATTCTTGGAAAATAGTTATAACTTCGGGGCAGCTTTCTGCTACTTGCTGAGCAATTACGCCAAGATTTAGATCAGAATCATCTGGTTGATCTTTGTAGCGGTAGTTAACGATCTCCCATTCTTTTACGCAGCTCCAAGTGTCGGCAGCAGGGCTAATGTCTTTTTTTGTGTTGATGTCTGAAAGGTTAACATTATTGGCTTGATAGTTGGCTAGGCCACCGTTAGAACGGATGCTTGCGCGAAGAACCGAACCATTTGTATCAAAACAACGAAGAAACTCGTTGCTCGTATTATTGGGAGGAGTGGCTGCCGAATAGTTAATAGTTATACCATTTGCAGTGCCTCCCGTTCCAGCATGGGTAGCCCAAAGAAGGTAAGGAGAGGATCCGTATGTATATAATTCATGATGATTTCCAGTTACATCAAAGTAAGTTCCATTAGGGCTTACTTTTAGGAATCCGTTACTACCAATCCTCATCCGCTCCGTTGGACTAGCTGCACCATCTGCCGTAGTGGAGAACACTAGGCGGCCTGGCATGTCATTAAGGCCAGGAGTGCCGTCTACATAAGCCGTAATTAAAGCGGCTGTGACATAGTTAGTGCCGTCTGCTCCACGGAAAATAACCTCCCCAAGTGGATCTCCGCTTTGAACAATAGTATTTGTACCGACTGATACTCCACGAGATTTTGCACATGTTATGAAAGGATAAGCTGTTGAATTTGAATATTGAAACGCTTCAAATGCTCCGGTTCCACTAGTTTGTGATGTTTGAATTACCGATCCAAAGTCCGCAGTAAGAGTAGTACCAACTAAGAGCCTGCCGCTGCTGTCGATGCGCATGCGTTCGATTTCTTGTGTATTAAAAACAAGCGAAGGAGACGTTGCGCCGGAATAGTTGGGATTGAAAGTAATTGTATTATTGCTTTCACTAACGTCAATACGTAGCCTTGGATTTATAGTAAGACCCTCAATTCCAAAGGTGGCAACAGTTCCATTACTTCCCCGAACCACGTCTAAGTTGGCATCAGGGCTTAAAGTGCCAATCCCTACGTTGCCTCCGGAAAGAATTGTCAATAAAGCTGATCCGTAACTTCCAAACGTTCCCTTCGCAATGGACAGGGCTGTACCGTGATCACCTCTTATTGTCCAATTGTTATCGGAGGAAGCCCCGTACAAGACAAGTTCTGGATAAGTAGATCCTGCAGCGCCGCCATAAATCAACACCTTAGATGCTGCGGTGCTACCTCCAACTTGTAAATTAGCGGTTGTGCTAGTAGCGCCCAGGCTTAATCGCCCCGACGCATCCAACGTCATCGCCTGCGTGAAGGTGATGGTGTTGGATGCGGTGCCGGAGGGGGCAGTGTACCAGCGGTGTTGGCCAACTAGTTGTTGATAAAGCGATGCAAACCCACCCCCAATGTATTTGTAAGTATCTATTGATGATTCGTATGCGTTACTCGAAAGATTAGTGTATCCGTTTGCCGTTTGAGATAAAGACGTTGCGGCCAAAATCTGAATGGCTCTTGAGTTAGCCACCCAAGCGCTCGGCACCACCCCAATCCCAACGTTGCCGCTGCTGTCGATGCGAGTAACTTCAGAGTAAGGGTTAGTCCCTGTGCCAAAGATAAACCCTGAGGCTGAGCCAAACGCTAGGAAGTTGGTTGAGGCTATTGTTGTTGAAGCAGTTCTGAGTATCCCGTAATTATTCCAAGTCGAAGAAGTCGTTGTAATAAGGCAAGATGCTGTATCCGAGTTTATGGAGACGACCTCGGCAGAATTAACTAAGTTGCTGGTATTGCCAAAGGATACATGAGGCTGAGAGTTATTGGCATTGCGATAAACCGCTAATCCGCCGTTCTGGACGTAAGAGCTTGGGCTGGTTGCCCCCAACCCAAGGTTGCCGCTCGCGTCCAACGTCATCAAATCCGAAGTCTGATAGCCACTGTTGTATAAAGAACCGAACCGCATCTTTGCGGTAGGGGATGTGTAATCTATGCTGATTCGGCCAACTACGTCAGTAGCGTCAGCCCAAGTGATTGATTTATTGCCAGAAGGGCTGGTTAAGTTGACCTGAAGTCGCAACAGTTCAATAGCGCTAGCAGTTAAATCAGAAATATGTAACTTTGCCTGAGGACTTGAAGTACCAATCCCAACTTTGCCGCTTGCATCTACATACAGTCGCCCGGTACCGCTAGTGCTAATAGCCAGTTGATTTGTTCCGGGGGAATAGAGGCCTGGGGCATAAGTCGTCCCTGTTCCAATGGAAACTGCTGGAGCAGTGGCCAAGCCGGCGGATAATACAGAAAAATTACCGTTTGAATCAATTGTGGACCGAAGAATACCGGAAGTAGCAAAACCTAACGTAGAAATACCCGCCAAGTAGAGTCCCGTTGTTTTTGCCGTATTAAATGTAATGCTAGGGGTTGCGGCACTTCCGTTTGGGTAGCTAACACCAACATTGACATAATCAGCCCCAGCAAGTACAACACCCCAAAAAGCTTCACCGGTTTTTGGTGCAGAACTAAAAACAATATTGGTACCAGAAAATTTAAATCCTTCTGCACCAGTTGGATCTGGTTTTTGTGGGACGCCACCAACAGAGATCAGGACGTTTTGCTCGTTAAGGGGAAAGGGGACAGGAGTAACGCCATTAACGGTAAGAGCAAATGATGTCGCCGTACCGTTGAAGCTCGCACTAATGCTATCAATTAAAAGGTAAGCGGAATAAGCCGCTTTCAAATTGTTCCCTAAATAAGCCATTGCTATTACTCTGCTGTGATATCAATTGTAGCCGTTTCAGGCTCCATCAAATCCACGTTTGCCGGGAATGCCGCATTTAAAAGTTCCGCGTCTACGGAGACTACTTCCGCAATTGGGGCAGCAAGATCAACTACAGTGGACTCATTTAACCACTGCAAATACATAGTGTAATCCGAATTAGTAATATCAGCAGGAATAAATGCATTATCCGCCAACCGCAAAATGCCCCCTGAAGTCGTTAGCGCATACATCATGACACCTCCGCTGAATAAGTAATGCTTGCTGTTGCCCTGGCTGTTTGCGATTCAACTAGGACTTCCCCATTTCCGCTATAACTATATCCTGCTCCGCCCCCTAATACAGTTGGTGTTGTCCTCATTGTGACAATATGATACTTGGCTTGGTTTAACAATGATGTATCTACAATCCAAGCGGCGTTTGTTTTTTGGTAATAGCGCTGGCACAATCCAAGTTCTTGTTGATAGCTACGTTGTTCAAAAGTGCTGTTTACCAATCCCGTTTCAAGTTGTACGTTGCCGACCGTCCATGTCCCGCTGATTTGAGCACCAACAGTAAATACAATTTCAATACCGGTTGTGGCTGCGGCAGGGATTGCAATGTTTGCCGAATACCGAGTTACCGTACTTGAAACCGTAAATGTACCTGTGGCAATTTGCGTTCTAGTTGCCGTACCAACGGTACCAAAAGTATCGGTCGACGTAGCATAATATGCAGTCCAGGTTACTGTTGTTAGTAGAGAATTTGCCAGGTCAACGCTAAGAGTAACATTACTGCCAGCAAGATCATAAGAATTGAGCGCTTCGATACGTTGGCCAATGCCAACAGCTGTAACAGAAGCCGCACCTGTGATCTGCAAGCGGTTTCTAACCGACCCAGAACCAGAAACTTGTGCTGCCGTAACGTTTGCACCAGTAGAATAGACATACCAACGATCAACGGTGGGATAGCCGGTACTAGCAGTTGGAACCGCCGTACCAGCAGTTACCGTAGCTGATGTGCCTCTTTGTGCAACCTGCATTGAACCATTGATCAAGCGGTTACGAAAAGGCCCAACAACATTGAATACGTTAGAGTTCAGCTGGTTGGCATCAACTTGTGTAAGTGCCATTATGTCTGCTGCAGATAACTAATAGTTACATCTAAGGCCGAAGCCGTATCGGAGCTGGCACGAAGTATATCGTTAGCTGTCATGATGATTTTACTTCCTGAAATCATCTCAAGAGATGAGCCCGCAGGAACGGGAGCATTTTTCAATAAGTAAACACCTGTACCCCCACTTGGCAACAAATAAACATTACCGTTGGCGCTACTCCCCGTTTTGTTGGAGATTAATACACTCAAAAGAATTAGAGTTGCAGAACCCCCGGCTGTAACAATATCGAAGGTCGTTGCAGTATTGGATTCGTTTGTCCCAGTAGTGGACTGCACTAAGCTTGACTTTGTACTTCTCGTGAATGTATTTGCCATGTCAACTTAGAGCAACGATAAGAGCGAGGTTGTCAGCGGAAGTAAAGGTCCCCCCAATTGAAACATTACCTGTGATGGAAACGTTTCCAGGGATGGTGATGGCACCCGATGAATCTATTGTAAGCCCCGCCACACCGTTCGTAACCAGGGCAACCGAACCTAAAACAGGGCTATAGATGCCGGTGTTTGAGCTATTTGCAAATTTAATGGCGCAACTGGCCAGTGAGCCTGGCGATAGTCCAATGTTTGTACAGTCTTCACGCAAAAGCGGGTAACCGCCCGCCTTGACGCCATTGTTAACGACAACTGTATTCTTTGTAATATCGACAACTACCTCACCAACGGCTCCCGTGAAACCGCTGATGTCGGCAGTTGTTCCTCTACGAAATTGTACTTGTGTTGACATGGTACTATCCTAACGCAACTACAATTGTTGCACCTATTAGAATGAGCAAAGCATATTCAATTTAACGTGGGCCTGGACATTATTTTTGCAGCTGCTTCCGGGGCCATCGGAGCATTTACCGGTATCAGCAAGGCTTTTTCTGGCTTCCAAAATAAAATTGACCGGCGCCTGGAGCGCATTGAAGATGATTTGGATACCCTAGAGGATCGCGTTATCCGTGATTATGTGCTAAAAGAAGATTTCAGGCGTGAAATGGAATCCGTTCATAAAAAACTGGACCGTATTCTGGATTATTTGATACGAACCGGGGGATTGACGGGTTAAGTCGCCAGCCAAGACGAACTGGCTGAATCATAAACATACATTGTGCTTAAAGTTTTATCATAATGCAGTTGCCCGTTGACGGGGTTAGAGGGTTTGCCTGCAAAAATAGACGCTACAGCCTTATTGGTTTGCCAAGCAGCTCCATCATAAATTTTAAAGATTTGAGTGCTTACTGTATCTAGCCAGGATTCCCCCTTGGAAAGTCCTGTGTAGCCTGTCGGGAGGAGATTTGGGGCCGTACTACCGATGAAAATTGGGCCGACCTTGATGAGCCCTGTACTGGGCGATGCGGTGTTGTCCGCAAAGTAAAGGCCAGGGTCGCCAGGGTTGTTGTTTACCGCGATCTCAGCGGGTCCCAACCGTGTCGGCAAAGGGCGATCGTATAAAAGTGAAGAGCGCCGACTTAAAACCTGTTCCGTCATGGCAAAATGGGGTTAATCGTAGGTGCCGCAATCGATTACGGTAGTCTGAGCCGTAAGTGGATCGTAGGTGCTGCAATCTATTGTACTCATTGCAACCGCTGTTCCGGTACCGGATCCCACTCCAGTTGCCTGGAATTCAATGTATTGGTCATTGGATGCTGCGCCGATAGCCGTGAAGTCCGTGGTGCCGACGACATCAATGACATACCAGGCTCCGATGATAAAAGAACCTGCCGCCACTAGCGTATTAAGTAGATCCGTGGGAATCCCATTCAAGTATTGACCTGAATCAATTAAACCAAATTGATAATTATTCGTGTAATTAATTAACGGTTCATTTAAAAATCCAAACTTTGTGCTGACAATAAGTGTTGGGTTCAAGTTCACAACCTTGCTGACAACGGAAATCAAGCGTTGGGTGCTATTTTGAATTGTCCCGGCTGTAGCTACAATATTTCCGCTGGCGTCGCGCTGAATGTTATCGGTTAATAAGGACGTGAGTATGTAAGGTTGATAATTGCCGGTAGATTGTGGTTGATTTTTAAAATCTTTGGTTTGTGTTGCACCACGCCAATCTTTACCCATTTTTAACATAGCAAGACGTTCGGCGCCTTGCTTAACACGCGAATGTTCTTTTCTTAGGTTTGTGTAGAACAAATCCGCTCCATCCCCTACTGGATGATCACTTGGTTCTTTTATCCAGGCTGAAATATAATCATGTTCTTTTAAATTTTGAATAGAACAGTAACCGGAAGTGGTTTGTGTGTAAGGATACGCAATTGTAAAAGTATTGTCATCTTGTACGCTGCTAACAGTGTATTGGCCGCTTAGTACCGCTCCACTTGTAATCAAAAGTTGCACTTTTGTATTTGCTGTTAACCCGTGGTTCAAAGCTGTGATGAGCACACTGGTGGTCCCCGATTGAACAAAAGATCCTGAAATGTTTAACGGCGCACTGCCTTCTTCATGCACCAAAGAAAAAAAGGAAGCGTAAATATGCTTGCACCAGCGCAGTTGATAGTATTGCAATCCGGTGTAACACGTATCCTGCTTATCCCCGTAATCAGGTAATTGATAGAAATCATTGCTTGCCACATAACCCAAATCACTAAACACCCCAATATTTTCCCGCAAATCTGTAATGCTGTTATCTTTATTTAAAATTGTGCCCGGCTTGGTTGATGTGATTGCGCTTTGTGGGAATTTATTCTTACTATTACTGCTGTAAAGATCATACGATTCCCGTCTTGTGTAATCTTGGCAAGTGCATTGATAGCGTAATTCTGTGGTAACAAAATTGCCAATCAAAAATCCACGATGAGCTGGCGTTACAATGTCTGTCACCGTGTCAACAGTTTTTGCGCCATAGCTATGGCTACGTTGGCAAACAATTTCATTATTTGTTACGTCAAGGGCTTTTACCGTATAACCCACATAATCGTCGTAATTAAATTTTTCAATTAAGCGATACACAATTGCATTACCGCTGGTTGAACCATTCTCAATTGTTGTGACCGTAAAAGCAATGCTGGATGTTACGGTAATTAAATACACCCCTGGAATAACGTTTCCAGTTGTTGCATTTAAGTTGACTTCGTTGCCCGTGGAAAGCCCGTGCGCCGTGCTACATGTAACCGTTACAGTGCTTACCGTCCGCGAGTAGGTTGCAGTGATGCCAGGATCCGCCTCACTGATGCGGTCAGTAATCCTTTCGCCAATTAACGAATTACTTGGCGCAGGTAAATAACGAACTCTGGCTCTGGTTTCCGTCCAGCGGGGGTCAGAAAATCCTGTGGATAAAGCAGCTAAAACATTTCCTACGGTCGTTGCGCTAATGGCTGCCGTACATGTAAAGGTGTCATTTGTTTTTGCTGTAATAGCAAGCGTAGCTGTAGTAGCTGTTCCGCTAAGGAATGATAGGTAAATATTATCGCCAAGTTGATAACCGTGCCTGGGCATGGAGACTGTTATTGCAAAACCCGATTGAGAATAGGGGGCAACTGAAGCATCCCCCAAGTAGCGCACACCAAGAATGGGCAAGCCGAAATCGTAGAAATTCAAAGCATTGGCGTCACGCATTGCCACAATATGCTCTCCTGTTTCCGTTGAAGAACTTGGGTACGTAAACAGCCTTGCAGGTATGAAAATTCCTGGATATTGTTGAAAGGCACAATATGAACGATAATCGCCTATGTCACCACGCTTAATTGAAGCAGATGCAAATACACTCTGCATAACAGTATAAATTTCGTACCCACGCCGCCAACGAGCCCATAAAGAGTCCCGATCGTAAAAACGAATACGACTCTTGAAATCATCTTTGTGCGGCGTAAACTTAAAAGGATTATCAGCAACTCCGTAATTACTGAGTGCAGATATCTTATCTCCAGGACTATTGAATCCTTTTGTTATGCTGTCGTTAAATTTGCCGGTAAACCCGTCAAATTGAGCCATGGCAATTGATCAATAGTAGCCGCCTTGCAAGTTGATATAGAAACCGTTTGTAAGTGCTGTGGTGCCACCCACTGCGGCATACAAAGCAGACCCGTTACCAATCATCAGCCCACGCATTTTTGGTGATACGGTGCTATTAGCGCTAGTAAAATTTGATCCACTATGCACAACAGGTTGGTTAACCAAAGGCAAAATACTATTCAAAGTCAAACTATAGTTGGCGTTTGCCGCAATGCTGGGAATACTTACTGTGAAAAGAGGTAAAAATTGATTAATGCTTGTAATACTGCTTACGTTAACAAGGTAAAAACAAAAGTCCGTTGGGGGATAGAATGTTACGTTGCCGCTGGTAGTTAGTGTTGATGCACTAACGCCAGTGAACGTATTTGCGGTGATTGCTGTAACTGTAAGGATTTCATCCACGCCACTGCCAGTCGTGTAATCCAAGTACACTTTTTGACCAACCTGGAGGTTGTGGTTAGCGTAGGTAACAGTTAAAGCAGTGCCAACTTGATTATAGGTGCCCCCAGAGCCGGTAACCGGGGCAAAATAATTATTGGAAAATTGGCTGTATTGGAGCCAAATTTCATCAATATATGCACCGCTAATGGAATTATCCGTACCCGCAGTATTTACGTCAATAAGCTGCGTTGCATTACCAATTGCTGTAGGAATAAGGCTTGTGGCAAAAGATTGGCCCGATGCAACCGTCACCAACGTGCTGTCCAGCAACGGACGGTCAATCATCATAGGCTGTTTATTTGTGCTTGTAGATGACACGTTCTTCTTGACCAGGGGTTCTTAGCTGTATTGTAGCGCAATCAATTATTTCTTTTTGTTTCGCTCTTCAAGTTTAAGTCGGGCTTTCTTCACAGCCTCTCTGCGCTTTTCTTTATCGCTTTCTTTTGGCTCATCACGGCCTTCCGTTTTTTCCCCTGCTTTTTTCTTAAAATGGGCAAGGAGTTCCGGGGGCATTTTTGAAGCCATTACAAACAGTAAAAGGTTACGCTATCCGTATTTTAGTCCTAACAATCAAAGCAGTGTTTGCTCGGCAGAACCGATATCAATTGTACCAGGGGGTGCTGGCGGCATCAGTGGGGTATAGTCCCCGGATAAATGTAAGCCTCGGAATACATTGGCACCTTCTCCGCCCATGATCAAATGAAGCTTATCGCCGGCCATTCGCGTGCGTTTTTCCGGTCCGCGACCGCCTCCACCTGAAAAAGATGATTGAATTTGACCAGAGCGAGTATGCGCCATTTGTGGTTAAGTTGTTTAATAGGTTGATGCGCCATACGCCGTATATTTATTGGACCCACCGGGGAGGTTTTTCCCGTACAATTCTCCAGCCATCCTAATTGTATCCGCGCTACCCAGATCTGCAGTGGATTCTAATAATTGGGCAGCTTGTTTTTGTGTTTCCGGTAATGGCAAAGCTGAAACGATGCTTAAGGGCGCTGCGGTAGAAACTCTTTTGGAAATCTGCTGTGAAGGCAGTGATGAACTACTGGATACGGCCCCAGCCCTATTAGATTGCCCCATAATCTTAATTATTTGCTTTTACTACTATAAGTGCATCCTCTATTAGCCTGCAATGAAACGGCTTGCAAATGCTTGATACTCCGGCGTCATAGTTAACGGTGTTGTAGCAACCATGCGTTGTGTAGCGGGATCAAGAACTAACATGGGAGCTGTAGCACCTGAAACGATAGGCTGCGTGAGTCCACCAAATCCATCATCACCCTTTTCCGGTTTGACAAGCAAATTATTGACAAATGTATTTAAAAAATCGGTGGGGACAGGGGAAGGAGAAAAAGAGGGGGGCGCAGTTAATGCTGAGGTACCTGGCTGTGTTGGGAAATTTTCGGCATTACTTGGCAGAGCACCTCCTAATGCAGCTTGCGCTTGTTTATAAGATGCACCACCGGGCTGAAATCCTGGCAAAGAACTTGCCACCGAGGTACCAAAAGCATCTTTTGCTGTTAAAGAAACGCCTGGATTGCCTCCCAATATTGTTGCATAAAGCTTTGCCACCCCCATACCAGGTTTATAACCTCTGCCCGTTAAATAATTTTCAACTGCTGGCATTTGCGCAGCAATTGAATAGTGATTCATTTGTTTTTGGTCAAGGTATTGTTTCTGCTCATCTGGGCCAAATTGAATAAGCCCATAATACTTCCCGTTGGCCCCCCCATATTGATTAGGACGGAAACCAGATTCTTGATTTATGACTGCACCCAATTGATAAGGATCGACGCCCAATCTTTGCGCAGAATTAAAGATTGCTTGACGATCAGCCTGTTGTAATGTACCAATGTTTGACGCCATGATTAACGAAGCTCCTCCATGAAGCGGATACGTGTACCAATTGAAACGTCCGCAGGGCCTGGCAATGCCTGGATAAACTCTGCACCTTCTCGTTCAAAACGATAACGTGCCTGTTCAGGATTGCGATAGTTTGGCACGTAAAGATGCAACGCCAACCTATCGGTTTCGAACATGTAAATTTGAATCCACGTCTTCAAGGTATCCTTAAAGTCCGTGGTGCTGATTGTTCGTGTCACGTCACCGGCAATATTCTCCAACCGCCCCTTAGGGACTTCGGTATTATTGACGCTACCTGTCATGTCGGTGCGCTTTTCCGCTTCATCACACCGACCAATTTGCTCTACAATCTTGCTATACCAAAAAGAATCTTGAATGTTGTTTAATGCTTCTGCCAGCCGAGCTTGGTCGCCAGCCGGCACCGAGGTAATGTTATACCCCAGGTGCCAGCGTACTTTTGACTGGTAGAAGGTGTCAAGTTGCATTATTCAACGCGAACTAAGTTCTCTTTGATAATCTCATCCCAGTCTACTCGCTTGATGCTTTTGAGTTGATCTAGGCGTACAAATTTTTCGCCAGGCATCGATGTTTGTAAGTCTTTAATATCGCGTGCTGTTTTAAGACCAACACCTGGCAATGTATCTGCAATTTGCCTGGCGCTGGCAGTATTAATGTTCAACCGAACATCCAAAGGAAAAGTTTCCTTATTTGATGGCTCAGGGGGATTAACGCCATCTTCTTTCAATACTTCACGCAACCGTTCCGTGTTACGTTCTTTTTCGTTGGTTGCGGAAAGATGCGGGACGAGGTTCTCTTTTTCAAGATAATGAACCTCGTCCTGCGCATCGACGCACATTACGATCCCGTCACCATAATCCGAAAGGACTTCAACGAGACCGCCCGTCAGCTTGTACTGGTAAAGCATTTAAGGTTTGAATGCAACTACCAGTACATTAACTGACTTAACCTTTATCAGCCGTTCACGCCGGCACCGTCATCACCACCAATCTGCGACTTGAAGTCGATGAAGCCCTGGATGTCAGTCCAGCTAGCAGCATCGGCAGGACGCAGATAGTTGATGCGGCACACAATGTAACCGGTTTTGTTGGCGGTTACGTTGGCAGCGCTGATGTTAACGCCGGAACCGTTGGCGGTCGTGGCGGCAGCCGTCAGCACGCTGTACACACCGAAGGTGGTATCAGCGGTGACCTTGTAGAACATCGAGCTGTAGAAATCCGCAGCAAGAATACCACCAGAGGTCACGGAGCTGGCGAAAGGCAGCGAGCCGGCGGTGGCGTTACCGTTGGACAGCGCATTAGTACCCTGGGTCAGGGCGCTAGAAGCAACAGTCAGGTAGGCAACAGCGTTACCGATACCAAGTGCTTTGTTGGCGGTAGAAACACCAGCGGGGACGCCGGAGTTATCAGGGCCAAACAGCAGCAGGTCGCTAGTGGTGCCAACGAGATCAGCAGTCACAGGCACGCCAGGGAAGCCAGGCAGGGCGCCATTACCAGAGCCAGAAGGAATGTCCTGAGCAATAGCAATAGAAGCACCATAGATGTACGAAGGCTGGCTGCTGGAAGCAGGCACAGTGATCGCACTCAGGTTGTCACGCACGCGGTCATCAGTACGACGATCGGGTGAAGGGACGGTAATGGTCGTGAAAGTCTTGGCTGCCGTGCTGCTTGAGATGGGCACGTAACCAACGATTTCATACGCCTCAATACCAGGCCAACCAAAGACACCTTCGTTGTTGTAGCCAGACAGGCGGTTAATCTGATCGCCGGGGTAAAGTACGGCGCCAGCATTAGTTTTGTAGAGAGCCATGAGTTAGTTACCTCCTATCAAACGATGGTGAATGCGACGGTGCAGAAGTCCTTGTTCAGGTTAGCAAAACCGGCGTACAGCTGCCAAATCAGGATGATAAAGCGGCTGAAGTCGTCGTTGTTGTTAATGAGGACTTGAGCATTGGGGCCGCCGATACCGATACCAACAGCCTGGGGACCGAAGAACAGGCCGGGAGGCGTGGTGTGGGTCGTGGAACCAGCGCCATCGTTGATGTCGCAGGTGACGGTCAGGTTGGTGAAGTTGGTCGATTCGAAGAAACGAACACCTTCAAACACAAAGCCGGTAGGCATGATCGGTTCACCAGCCACAAAAGCAGCTTGGCCGTATTGACCACCACCGTAGATGGCTTGGTTGGGACCCATGGCGCCCATCATGGGGTTGCCTTGGCCCATGCCAGGGTAACGCGCAACTTCACGGAAGCCTTGGTCCGCACGCAGATCCTTCATGAAGGAGGGATCAGCAATACAGCGGTAGTAACCATCTTGGAAGACGGGAACGTTACGCTTACGCAGACCTTTGACAACTTCCAGAAGGTCGCTCTTCACGTTAAACTTGTAACGCTCAGAAGCATATTCGGTAGCAGTGTAGGTGCTAACGGTACCACTGGAGTTGGTGTGGTTGTTGGGGTAGTAGTAACCACCTTGGGTATCGGAGGCTTGGCCGCGTGAGAAGGACTTATACAGTTCGTCCAGCAGCACGCGATCACGCCAGCGGCGGTAGTCATCCAGCAGGGTCAGCGAACCAATGGACTGGTGGAACATGTTAAGGTTCCCGGTGTCCAGCAGCAAGCGCTGAGCGGTCATCAGCGTTTCCCGAGCAATCTTAAAGGTGCTGGGAGCGTTGGCATTGTTCGGGTCGGCAGGACCAGTGTACTCGCGGAGAGACACCAGAACTTTGTCCTTCACAATGGAACGGCTGTTAGCGGTACCAATGGTCTGGTCCTGGGTACGCTCACGGTTGGCCTTGGTACCGGGGTTACCCCAGAAACGGTACCGGTCCAGCTGAACGGTTTGGCCAGGCTGTTTGGTGAAGTCATGAACAACACGTGCTAGGATTGAGCTTCCCAATCCATTGTTCCCCACCTTTGTCATCGGTGGGGCACAGACTATATCACGCTCCCCATGGCTCGGCACAATCGCTTAAATCTTTCATTTGAAGTGGTAGCAGAACTTTCTGCTACGATGTCTGATGCTGATGCAGCAAAAGAACTAAATATATCAATGGTTGCTTTTTACAATGCCAGAAAAAAATTCAACCTTCTATCTTTTTTTGAGCAGACGGGGCTTAGAAAAAATAAAGCCGGCGAAACTTACTCTTTTTTCAATTACAACGAGCGTTATTTTGAAAAAATTGATACAGAAGGAAAGGCTTATTTTCTTGGTCTATTGGCAACCGATGGAAATATTAATCCTAGATTGACGGCTGCTCGCATCGCATTAAAAGAAGAGGATTGTTTAATTCTTGAAAGATTTCGCAACGAGCTGGGCTCAAATGCCCCAAAATTGCAAACCAAGATTTCAACAATACGTGGTAAAAAATCATTACCACAAAAGTCATTGGTTTTAAGTAGAGTTGCCTTGGTTAAAGATTTGATGAAATTGGGTATTTTACCCAATAAATCTAAAACTTTAGAGATCACGACAACACTGCAAGAAAACTTAGTGCCTCATTTTTTGCGTGGGGCTTGGGATGGCGACGGTTCTGTAACAGATCGCCGCTTTAAAATCACCACCGCGTCAATCAAATTTGCTGTACAACTCCAAACATGGATCAAATTAATATCAAGCGTAGAGTTGCCGATCAAATCAGAATTTACCAAAAATGGTAGCAACTTGTTTCATTTGCCCGGATACAAAAAAGATGCCAAGGCAATACAAGCTATTTACCAGAATTCTGATTTTGCCATTGAACGTAAATTTAAAAATTACATTCAATTTTGGGAGCCCCGGCGCTAATGGGTTTCATAATCCGTTCTGGATCGTGTACCCTAGTCGTTGAACCTTCCACCTATTCCTAGGAAGCTTGGCTGCTGATTGCCCGACAATTGAAACTTTTCAACCTATCACGCTTATCATTACTGATTACGTTGTAGGGTTCAATTCTTTTAGAAGGGTTTCCAGCAATTCACCGGGTTATCACTTTTTGATTACTCAAAAAGGCGGCTGTTATTCAACCGGTTCTGCGGCCATTTCGACGATGTAAGCCGGGTGGGGGCGATAAAGCTCCGCACCTAACAGCTTAGGAAAGTCATTATCAATAAACATGTTGGTAATTCAGCGTAAGGGTTTAGCTGACACCTGGACCCAAAAGATCCAGGACGTAATGGACTTAAATCTAGTTGTCTAGGTTCGCGCCATTACTGGCCTGGAACTTTCGTCCCATTGCAAAAATTATAGCAGGGGCTTACTTACGCCTGTTAATAAGAAAATCAGAAACCGCCGATCACGTTGCCGGGATTATAGGTGTTCGGATTGATCGGCCCCATCCTATGGAATGGGTTGACTACACCATCTGCGGGTTGAAGGTCGGCAGAATGACCAAGGCCAATGCCAGCACTTTCTGGCGCAATACCACCAGATAAAAGTGCATTGCGTGCAAGTGCTGCAGCCACTTCCGGATGCTTTTCTGCTGCCGCTGCAGTTGGGGTGGTTGCCTTCTTCTGCGGGGCTTTTTTGCCAGATGCAATTTTTGCTTTATCCCTGGCAGCTTTTGCTTTGTCGGTATTCATCGACGCTGCCCTCGTGCGGCCATTTGTTGTTGCATCATCATTTGCTGTTGCATTTGAGTTATAGGTAGGGGACCATGAGGCGCCATTGCCCCCATCATATATTGTTGTTGGTTGCTTAAGATAGCATCCTGAACAATCTCGGCTCGACGGGTTGCATTATTTGAGAGTAGGCCCATAGAGCCCAGCGGGGAACCTGGCATGTTGAGGTGCAAGTAACCCGCTTGTAGGTTATCGGGCATGACGCCGCCTTGCCCCATAATAGGTACGGCTCCAGCTGGGCCGCCCGGAGGTGCCGCCCCCGCGTTTGTCAAAGAGATGCCTTGATTGCTAGGGCCAGACATCCGCTGCAGTGCAGGATCGTGCGCAGTATTTGCGTAACTAACAGCATTCCCTGCTGAGGGAGAATTTGTTTGACCGTAAGCGCCAAGCTGTGCTGCAGCGATGGGTTGAGCTAGGAATTGTGAAACCTGGCCCAGAATGCCGCCCCCTGGGGCGCCATATTGTGCAGCCATATGAGCTGCGCCCCCACCAGGCTGTTGCCCCATTGACTGCATGTAACCAGCAGGGGCCTGAGTAACGTTTTGATAACCCTGCGGCTGTTGGCCACCACGTTGTGGGCGCATCTGTATTAACCCCGATTCAATTAGGATTGTATTGCTACCTTTTATTTTAAACTCATTAAACCTGTCGCATGAAAAAAGTGCAGCTATTCCACCAAGAAGGGAATTGCTGCACTTATTTTATCCGTTTTACCAATAAATCCAGTTTATCGGTTATCCGAGTATCACTCCATCACGAGCAGTTTTTGGCGGAACACATCGGGGTTGGATTGCGCTGCATTCAAATATCGCCAAGCATTGGCGGGGTCCCGATCAGCAAGGGTGCCAAAACTATCCCAGAAGGCCGCAGGATTGCCCTGAGCCTGGGGCTGAGGGGGAACGGGCATCTGAGGACGCTCAAACTGCTGGGGGGCAGCTGCGGTGGGAATAGGACGATAGCCAGTATTTACAACAGGGGCAGGCCGATAACCGGTCTCCTCATCGGGGATCGGGTAGGGGCCGTTTTCGCCGAAGAATTGAGTAGTGTAATCAGCAAGGACATCAGGATCGGTCAGGATGATCTCGTATGCCTTATGCTCATTGGACAATTCTTGCAGCAAACCTACAGCCTGCACCAGCTGGTTATTGGTGATGACCAGGTGATCTTCAAGGCTGCAAGAATACTCATTCAGTACGCGAGCAGCATCGGGACCAAAATGGTCAATTACCTCAAGGCTTTTGGGGCTTACCCCGTTTGCCAACAACTGTTCCCGGCTGATTTCCAACGAGGTTGGGGAAGAGTTGCTGAAGGATACCTGGTTGCTGCTGGCTCCAGGCATAGAGGTCAGCGGAGCCTGGTACGGATTGTTGCTGTACTGGGTTGCCGGCTGTGAACTGTAATTGGCCGGGACGGTTGGTTGACTCGGCGCGGACTGTTGACCCTGGAAGGGGAATTGGACCGGCGAACTCAGGAGTCCGACCACCCGGTTGAACGCTTCCTTGTAGGGATTCTCTGCTACCGGGGCCGACACCGGCTGGGCCACCGGAGCTTGCTGGTACGCCTGGGGGTACGATTGAGTAGGCTGGTATTGGGGCGTTACTCCCATCTGGGCCGGCATTTGCGGGGCTGGGGCCGACACCGGCTGGTAAGGTGCCACCCACTGAGGCGTTGTTGCCACCATCGGAGCCTGAGCTGCCGTTTGCTGGGCTACCGGCGCCGCGTAACTGGTCGGCTGGGTCTGGTAAGACTGGGGTGCCGATTGGATCGGCGCTGCGGTATCGGCCTGCATAGGTTACCTCTTTTTGTAAACTCTCTAAAGTTCGGTAAAGGAAGGGGGTGAGATTTAGTCTTGGGTCCGCAGCCATGGGAAGGTTGGGTTGCTGCGGATGCGGCGTCCTCATCTGTAAATTGACCAGGTCAATAAACGATGAATAAGCCCTTTGTACTTCCCCGACCATTCTAAACGGAAAACCAGAAAGCATTCCTGCAATCTCGTCATCAGTTTTGGACGGGAAAAGGTACTTCAGTGCTTCAATGCTATCAACACCTAATTCTTGTAGGTTTCTCGTGAAAATTGACTGATTTAATTTATCTTGCGGAGTGTCTTCATAAACCGGCCCCATCCAGCGCCAACAAATGGTTCGATCGCCATCGGGAATCAAACCTAAAACGCCGTCCGGAATTTGTTTAGTATTAATTACATTATCAATGCCCGCCCGTAGAGTTGTTTCGTATTTTGTCTTAGCTCGTTTGAATTTAAGTGCCAGCTTAGGATCGTTGGGATCTTCCGGTGGAATCGGATAAACCAACCCCAATGATTGCGCCAAGGTCTTCCGAAAAATTTGTTCTTCTTGAAAGATTATCAGCTCAAAACAACGACAAATTCCATAAGTGTATAGTTGTAAACATTTTTTCTTTGCTGTTGCACTGACGCGACCATAGGCCGATTTGATTTCGGTTGCAGTAACGTTCTGGATGCTTAGATCATCAATTCCACCTAACGCTAGGCGGATTTCAGAGCGCAGTTGGTCAACATAACGCGATTGTTCCGAACTAACCGCATTTGGCGTGATGAAACCCACACGATCTGTTGGCTCCAGGTTGGCAATAACCCTGGGGACACGCATGCCGGAACCTGGCCGCCCAATATATCCTGGGGCATTTCGTGATGTCGGATCTTGTTTGTAAGTAGAACTTGAAAGACTGAATTCAGATTGGAAACCTGATTGGCTAGAAATGCTGGGGCGTTGCGCTGTGTCTCCTTCAGCTTTTTCAATAATGTCTTGCTTGGGGCGTGAAGACAGAAGTGTAGGATTACCGAAGAAAGAAAGGTTTGCGCGGATATTTTTAACCATTTCATCATGAGCAACGACTTGATTGGCAAGCCATTCAAATTCGCCGCTACCCTCGGTACCAAATGCGTCGGGATTATTGAATACCTCTACGCATGGGATAAATTCAAGTGTATTGATTACGGTTGTTTTGTTTAACGCCGCAAAGCTCTCAGGCGTATCAAACTTTAATTCTTGTTCGCTATGAGATTCCTCAATTTCTGTTGCCGTAATCCGTAGACGCATGTAACGCTTGTCCGTGGAAAGGCCGACGCCACCAAAACCACGCGAAGATTTGACTTTATACGGGTAAATGATAATAACTTCTTCAAGTTCCCCTTCCGGGGTGTAATAGGTGCGGTAGGCGTCTTTATCAAACCAATACAAACGATAGGTCTTCTTGGTTGGGCGAATATAAAAAAGTCCTTTGCCGTAAGCCAAAAAGCGATCCCAAATGGAATCCAACCGCGCATCTAACTTATTAAATTTAATGACTTGCTGGATAAAATCAAACCGTTGCGAACCAAAGTTATCTTGCTGGGGGTAAAATTCAACACCTTGTCGGATGCCGAACATCTTCATCTGACCTAGATGCGAATTTATCAGCATCGTGTCTGCCGCACCGTTTGACTCACGGTTTACGGCTGCACGTAGCATTCCATCTAGGACTGTGTTTGATTCGCTCATTACACGTTAAATCGCAGTGTATTCATCCTACTCAATTTCGTATCCAGCAGCAAGCCGTTTGAACATGATTACGTTGTCCTCTACCTCAATGTCAAAGCGCTCGCCAGGAATAAGGCCCATGTCGTGGCACAGTTCATCGGGAAGGGAGAAGACAGCGGATCCGTAGCCGTCTTGTTCCAGTTCAATGGGAAAGTAGCTGTAATTCATTGAGTGATTACTCAGTTTAGTTCCAGAATACTTTATTGCAGCCTACTTTGGGCGTGCGGCAGTTCTAATATTCCAGTTCTAGTTTACCCCTGGCCATCAAGCCATTACATAGCCAAACTAACGCATCCACCGTATCGTCATGGGAGCTGACCCCAAAGTTGATGATTTCGTCCGTTAGCGCTTGGAATTTACGGTATTTATTGAATTTGATCTTATGCTGTTCAAATAGGCCCATGATGCCACGGAATCTTGCTACTTTGTCTCCACGAAAACCTTTGACCGGGTGCCATAAAACATTGTAAAGGCCGTGTTCAACAAGGCAAATACGCTTGAAATCGGCTTCTAGGGATGCCTGATAAGCTACGGCCTCGGACCACACGTCAACGCTGGTTCCTGTTGGAATATACTTGGTGCCTTCTTTGTAAACGATGCCCCATTCAAACATCATTTCCATCATTGCCTCCAGCTTCTCCAAGTTGCCCATCAGCCGGATGCGTTTGCAATCAATGACATACACTTTGTCGCCAACACGACCACCGAGGACAAATACGCTGTAGTCATTGCGTTCCCGGACACCTGCAGATAGGTCTACGCCGATACCAAGTCGATCAAATTCTGTTGGTATTTTCCCCTTGACAATTAAATCAGGAGATAAGGACAGTTCGCTAGTTTGTACAATTTGATTTTGGTATTGAAAACTAAAGCTGATTGGGGCCTGGCGACGACGGTCTTGCAGGTATTCCAGCGACCACATTTCTGGCCAGTAGGATGATTCCTCTCCTGACTCATCCACAATGATCGCTGACTGCACCAGTTGAATCCAATCTTTTTCTGGGATGAAGGTGGTGCCGTGCATATCATCATGGCGAAATCTAGTGCCAAGACAAATTGCCCGGCCTCCTTCAAACATAGTGGGAGTAATAACAGAGTTCCAGTTATCCTCCATTGCCAATCGGATTTCGCGGTTTTTTATTTCGTCGGCGGACTTACAAATGTCGTCAATCACGCATAAATGGCTACGTTTAGAGGTAACAGCACCTTTTAGGCCTGCGCAGCATAGTGTAAATTCTTCTTCGCCTGTGGATTTAACGCCAGCAAACTTCCAATCAATGCTCCAGTATTCGTTGCTGTTGATTCCTTTGGCAATCTTTACCATAGGAAAAATTTCTCTATAAGTTTTGCTTTCTTCAATGATCCGCTTGATGGCAGCGCTTTTGGGGCGAGCAACATCAACTGTGTACGAAATATACAGGATTTTTAACGGCTTTTGATGTAGTGCATGCACACCAATTGTCCAAGCGCAGAACAAGCCGGTAACGGTACTTTTTGCTGACCCACGGGGGCTAAGTATGTCTACGTTTGGGCCACCTATACCAATCAAGCATTCGGTATCCTGTCCTGTACACAAGTATTTATGCCACTCCTTGTGGTGCGCCGCTGGTGGTTTGTCCCCGACAACATCACAAAAATAAGCAAAATCTGTCCTTGCTCTTTCAACATCTACATCTGATGTTTTCTTTACAATTTGTTGTTTTGCTGCAGCACGCGCAGTCCTGCGGTAAACGCTGTAGAGACTTGTGCCCGCCACTCAGGATTAATCGTATGTTGCCTTCAGCATACAGCAAAACCCTTTAAGTTGCCTTTAGGATTCCTCTTGAAGGATTTTGGTCCACACCGCCATGGATGCTTCTTGAAGGGGCCCTTCAATAGGATCATCACGAAAGATTAAAAGCATTTCCCTCAATGCTCGGTCTGCGCCAGCGAGGATCAATCCCTGCTTATCGGTTAGGTGCTTTTCATCGTTTAATTGCTTAATGGTGCCGCGTAATTCTTTTTGAAGCATGGCAATACGGGAGGTTCCCATATCTTGCTTGACCATGCCCATATCAATGGCATCACGCAACTTTGCAATATCCTGTTGCATGGCATCAATTTCTTCTTCCATAATGGCGGCAAAGTTACGCTTCTTGTAATTTTCTTTGGCCCAATCATGGCACTCCACAATGGTACCCGTAAACCCAAGGAAACGGGAGTACAGGTACATTTGTATCGGAGAACTTACTTGTTTACAGAACGCAAAAAAAGATTCTTTGTCTTTCTCGCTTAGTTTATCCAGCCAGTTGGTTACGCTTTGTAGGCTCGTTGCGACCATTGGTAATCACGTTGCGCTTTGTAATTATCATACGCTTGTTGCTGTTGTTGTGTGAGGCGCTGTTGGACCCCAGTTTCAGCGGTCTGGGCAACACCGTATTGGCCTGCCATCCGCGTCTGTTCTACGCCATACTTACCTGTTGTTTCAGCAACGGCTTTCTGTGCTTCGGCTTGAGCCTGTGTGCTTTGTAATCCATACTGGCCCGAGATTTGTGCGGTACCAAGTTGAGCCCCTGCTTGTGTTGTTGCGACCGCTTTTTGCGCTTCCGTTTGCGCTTGTGTTTGTTGAAGACCGTAACCACCTTGGATGCTAGCCACATCTTTCTGGGCGCTCGCCTCTGTCTGTGCAACAGCTTTTTGGGCTTCTGCTCCGGTTTGCGCTTGTGCTAAACCATATTGGCCCGTGACCTGTGCGGTTCCAACTTGAGCACCTGCTTGCGTTTGTGCAACGGATTTCTGTGCTTCCGCACCGGTTTGAGCGACAGACTTTTGTGCTTCTGCGCCAGTTTGGGCTTCTGCCAGGCCGTATTGTCCTGCCATACGGGTGCTTTCTACCTGGGCTCCGGCTTGGGTTTGCGCAACAGATTTCTGTGCCTCCGCTCCGGTCTGGGCTTGCTGTAGACCGTACTGACCAGAAATCTGCGCGGTGCCTAGTTGAGCACCTGCTTGCGTTTGTGCAACGGATTTCTGTGCTTCCGCACCAGTCTGCGCTTGTTGTAGCCCGTACTGACCTGAGATTTGCGCGGTACCTAGTTGAGCGCCGGCTTGCGTTTGCGCAACGGATTTCTGCGCTTCTGCTCCTGTTTGGGCTTGTTGTAGACCGTATTGTCCCGCCATGCGGGTGCTTTCTACCTGGGCTCCGGCTTGGGTTTGCGCAACGGACTTTTGCGCTTCGGCACCAGTCTGCGCTTGTTGGAGGCCGTATTGCCCTTGAATTCCTGCGACGCCTAGTTGCGCTCCAGCTGCAGTTTGTGCTTGCTGTAATCCATACTGGCCCGAAATCTGCGCGGTACCTAGTTGAGCACCGGCCGCAGTTTGAGCAACCGCTTTTTGTGCTTCTGCTCCGGTCTGGGCTTGCTGAAGGCCATATTGCCCTGTAATGCCTGCAACACCTAGTTGTGCGCCAGCTTGTGTTCCTGCAACGGCCCTTTGAGCTTCTGCTGCAGTTTGTGCTTGTTGTAGGCCGTATTGGCCCGAGATCTGCGCGGTGCCTAGTTGAGCACCTGCCCCAATTTCAGCGGTCTTTGTTTGTGCGCCAGCTTGCGTACCTGCAACAGATTTTTGTGCTTCGGCCTGTGTTTGTGCTTGAGATAGGCCATAAGCACCTTGAATACTGGCTACATCTCTTTGGCCACCAACCTGGGTTTGGGTACCTGCAAGCGCATACTGACCTTGGAGATTAGCTAAATTAGCTTCTCCCTGGTATTGCGTTTGCATACCAAGGCGCTGCTGTTCGCCTTGAGTTTGTAAAGTTGTGCGTGCTTCGGCACCAGTTGCTTGCGTTTGCCTGATATTTTGATCAGTAAAAAACGCATTATTGGCTTGGTCCAATTGTGAACCAAGCGTCATATTTAATCGTTGTTGCAGTCCGCTTATTTCATCTAGAGCCGTCTGTGTTTGTAACGACTGAGTAGATGTATTTTGTGTTGAAACGGGCGGCGGCGGTGGCGCCTGGATAATTGTTGGAGCCGGAGGAGAACCGCCCATTTGAATAGAACCTCAGTATGTGTAGTATAGCAAAATTAAATCGGGATCAACCAATTTGGAAGGTTGTACCACGATAGGCAGGGGGCCTAGAAGCCAGTTGCATCTCCGCTATAGTTTTTCCCATCGCAGCTTCCCCCAAGTCGCCCATGTATTTTTGATTTTGAATTGACTGTGCAATTGCCTGCCGATCCATCGGTGAGGATTGCTGGTAGCTCAGGGCAAGTGCAGCGTCATTCAGCTTATTTTGATAAGCTTGTGCGCTGTATTGGGGGCCGTAACCCAAAGCCAATTCATGTGCTTGCCTATATGCTTGCCCTTGGTAATCTAATAATTCACTGGGGGATAGCGGAGCAAACTGCTGCAGCAATCCTTGCAGGTAGGCAGAATCGGGTGCAGCCGCATTTCTGGCACCAGTTCCAGTATCTACACCCGTCGGAGGAATCGTCCATTGCGTGGGAAAACCTGAGGCGATAGTATTGGCAGCAGGATCAAGTGACGTGGCCCCAGGTTGATATGTCGCCAAGATTGGTACATTTAGTTTTTTTGCAAAAGTTTTTGCAAATGATGTACCGGACGGCAATGATGCTGGCGTGTACAGATTTGACCAGTCAACAAGAGCCATGATTACACATATCCACCACGTTGTACAGCTGATTGCAGCACATTACTCAAGGCCGTATTTGCCATATTAGCTGCATTTTGCTGTGCATTGGGCATCATTGTGGTTTGCAGTAGCAGATTAGCCCTTGCTTTGGCACCAGCAAGCTCAAGCGGCATGTCTGCATATTTATTTTGAAGAGCTTGAGCGGAACCCATCGCTCCAAATTGCCTCGCGTTCTCCAGTTGTTGAGCATTCATCAATCCTTGATAAGCAAGCATTCCTTGCGGTGTTTTGAATGGGTCGTACATACTGGGAATACCTGCATCGGTATACTGGTTTACCATGCCGGGCAGTTGATTTGCATATTGAGGGTAAAGACCTGTGTAAGGCGTTTGTCCAGGCTTAAGTGCATTTACCGCTGCCCCACCTGCACCCCAAAGTTGACCGACTGAAGGCAAAGCACCTGTTACCGCACCGCCAACGCTTTCTGCTACTTTGCCGCCACCCCATTGCCCTAGGCCCGTCGCAGCGGTAGGTAGAGCATTACGGAAAGCATCTGTAATGCGCATTGCATTCCCTGTACCTTGCGTCACAAGTCCAGGAACATCCCCGGCTGCTTGTGCCATTCTTGTGGCACCTGCTTGACCCAATTTACCCAATGCACGCCCACCAACTAAGGAGCCTCCAGCAGTCAAAGCGCCTGTTGATAAGGCCTTAAGGGGATCCCTGGTCTCACCAAGATTACCGAGAAATGCGCCAATTCCGGTAAGTATAGGTAGGGCTGCTTCACCAAGGGTGGGCAATTCAAACAGTGCGGGCCACATACGTCAACTCCTTATGTTATGTATTTTAGTGTAAGCAACTCTTAGAAAAAACACGAGTTTTCTATTACGGTCAATGATCCAAAAACTCAGAACGCAACTGAAAGGGGACCAAGACCTATGCGTGTTTGCTTTGCGGGCATCCCTTCGACCACAAAGGGCGATCCTCCTCCGGTGGTAATAAGGGTATTACCGCCGCCAAGACTCGTCGAGCTGGTTCCACCCCATTGCCCACCTCCCTGTGATCCTGCTCGCCTAGATTGTTGGCCAGATGCATCACCAAAAGATAATGCATTTTGTGCAGCTTTTTTAAAAAGACTGCCAAAAACACCGCCCCAGTCGTAACCACCGCCGCCATACAATCCTGCGGTCCCTCCCATCGGGGACGTATCAATTGGCCCCTTATCCCAGTAATTCTGCCCACCTGTCCAATCAGGTGCTGAGCCACTGCCGCCAAAAATTCCTTGATCAATAGATCCCCAACCCGGATCTGTAAAGGTTCCTGGATCAAAACCCACGCTATCCCAAGCAGCCATTATTTTTTACCAAAAACAGTTTTTGTCATTTTATTCTAAAAGATCCTATTCTGGGCGCGTGGGGCATTAAGAGCATTCAAGTAAACCTGATTCATATCCATTGATGGGTTGCTCATGTTGCCAATACCCATCCCAGAATAAGCTTGCGGAGCTGGCATGCTGGGTTGATCGTATTGATGCCGCGCTTGAATTGTTCCAATTTGTTGAAAGTATTTTTGTTTTTGCATTTGTTCTTCTATTGCCATTTGTTGTAGTTGCTGTTGATGAGCAAGCATCATGGTTTGCATTCTGTATGCTTGAGCTTTATCTAAACTACTAGGTGCTGGCCTCGCTTGAAGAGTTGGCATGAGGTTGCCAATATTTTTTCCAATAGCGGTACCCAGTGCTTCTGCACCTACGCGACCTGCAGTTTTAGCTGTATCAATTCCAAATTGAGTTAGAAATGCGCCAAGCTTATCGCCGGCCATTCTTAATTCTTCTGGGTTCATCCTATTTTCGTCCCTGATGAGCCTGGGAAGGGTTCGGCCTGTCCTACAAGTCTATCATCAGTTTGATATGGTGCAGGCCTTGACATAAAAGGTGTCAAGTTGTTTGGATTTACTGGATCAGGAACTAAGCCCACTTGAACCCCTTTTTGATAGTTATTTAGAAAATTTTGCGCTGTGATATTGTTTGCATTTTTAGGGTCAGCTTGATCAGGGTCTCCGCCAAAATTCGGGGTAGCCCCAGCTTGGTCAATTTTTGCTTGTACAGTTGTTGGATCAAAACCTTGAGCGTAAAAATTCTTGTTGGCTGCATTGGTGCTGCCTTTTAAAAAATCCGCGTAAATTGAAGTTGGATTAACGGTTGGTGCATTTACTCCAAGTGTATTGGCATCTGGAGATCGCCCGCTTCTGACTGCTTTTGCAGTGGGCGAAGTGTAATTTAATAAAAACGGTTGATCACCATTGGCCATGTTTATTCGCCCTTATGCTTGCGAAGTTTGCTTAACGTTTTGAATGAACTTTTCGTCTTTTGGCATGTTACTTCCCTTTGGTCAATTTTTTGATAGCGGCAAGCGCTTCATCTTTTGTTTTGATTCCGTTGATGCTGTCAGCAATAAACTTAGAAGCTGCAAGACCAACAGGGGTTTCTGCTGCTGCAGTAAACTTTTCCATCTTTGCAACAGCTTTGCTGGGAATCCAAAGTTCTGCAATTTTGGTTGCAATCGTTTTGATTTCCTCTCCGACCAACTTGCCGTCCCCTACCGCCTCTACAGCTAGCTCAATTGCCTTTTCAATTTGGGAACCGCTCCACCCATGCATAAACTGAATTAGCAACGGATCTACGATATCAAAAGCTTTCTTCAGAAGGGGCCCATACTTTAGTGCCGCCCCCAGTGCTTTTAGTGTGCTGACTTTGTTGGCACCAGCGGTGACAATAGCTGCAACAACAGCGGCGGCAATAGGTTCTAGAAATGTCATCACGGGTCCCTCTTTGAGTTTAATTTAGCACCAGCAATTATCCTTCTGTGTTAACCGCCAATCCAAGTGCTAGCAGGTTTCATGAATGAGCGGAAATCTTGTGGGTTATAGGGTGTGCTAGGCACAGCTTGCCGCTGTTGTGCGATGTAGTCATAATGACCCGGCATTGCTGCCTGGCGCATGGCATCACGTTGCAGTTGTTCCGCCAATAAGGCTTGGCGTGATCCTGGGGCTTCTTGCATGGCGGTTGGGCCGGCTCCTTGATATAGATCATAGCCATACCCACCAAGCCTGCCAATCCTTTCCACATCATTCATCTCTGAACGCACCTGGCGCCAACGATTGGCTTTTGCCACTGGATTGGCTGCGGCAACTGCTACGGGAGCACTTGCTACCACGCCTGCGCCTGTGGTTTGAGGTAATACGTTGGCGGTGGGCTGTCCGCCGTATTTCTCGGTTAAAAGTTGATCGCGTAGTGCTTCTCGTTGGATACGGTTGTAATGACCGTGCGAGCGGAGCAGCAACGTATCCATATCGGCAATTTCTTGCGGACTGGGTCCTGTAACCATAGGAGCACTTGGTTCCATGGTCTGCTGGGTTGATAGGATTTCAGCTTGTGTTACCGGTTCATTTTGCAGTAAACGCTTGGCAGGTGCGCCAGGGGGTGCGCCTTTGGCTTCCTGCTCTAAACGCATCTGGGCGGGTATAACATCTTGGTTATAACGTTCTGCTGTTGTCTCATGTGGTTGTACCCCTTCTCCCCCTATAAGCTCCTCATTTAGGGAAATATTTTGCAAAATCGGATGACGCTGCGACATCTCCGCATATTGTTGTGATTTCCTATAGGCGGCAGCTTTGTTGGCGTAATTGATATCAGCGAGCTGTGCCTCCACCCCGGCTGTGGGCTGCATGCTTTCTTGGATTTCATATGGCATTCCCCCCATGCCCTGCTCTTGCAGTTGCGATAAATCTGCAACAACTACACCACGGGGACGTTCCTGCCACGGGTCTGGGATGGCTGCTTGAGCTGGTTGTGCGCTCATGCCCCCGCGTCCCCAGGTAACCCTGCTGGTGTCTACCGGAGTTGAACCCCTTCCATAGGTGATGGGGCGCCGAACTTCAACAGTTTGCTCGGGATCCTCGATTACTGCAGCAGTGGAAGGGATCATTGGCTGAAGTTGCCGCATTGCGCCTTCTTTTAGTCCTCCAAGTAAGGCTTGCGCCCCAGGGCGGACCCTTTCGTACAAACTCCCCTGTTCTCCTCGTCCTAAAACATTTGAAATATTTGTTTTTGCGCTTTGAAGGTGGGGTTCAACAGTTTGTGCAACATTTTCAATGATTTGTTGCCCTTCTGGTGTACGACTAAGTGCAACAGCCCCTGCAATTGCGCCCGCCGCCAGTGCTGTTTTGCCTGCTGTATCGATAAGTCCCCTAACGCCCCCTCTACGGCCAATATTGTTCACATATTGATATACGTGAGGCGCCAAAGCGGCCCGTTCTGCGTCGGATTGAGGGTATGGATTGCCCGTCATCGACGACCAGAGCGCAAAATCACGCGGCGAGGCGGGCATTTATCTAAACCACTTAATATTTCTTGATTTTACTCGCTCTACACATGATTTAACAAATGCCTTCCCCTAACGGCGCCTTTAAAACCCACTTTTGGGGTAAAATTTACGGGAGCCTTCACGCCCCCTCTTGACAAAACTTAACGTACGAGGAAAAAAAGAAAGGTGAGGGTGAAACAAGTTGTAACAATCGGCTAATTTGGGTCTGAAACGCTATATTTTCGTCATTTTTATTTACACGCCGCGACAATTAAGGGGTTTGCTGATTTTGGTTTTGGCTGTTTTTATGGTTTTTAGGCTAATTTGTAACATTTTTAACGCATGAATCTTAATGTTACAACTTTAACACCCCGCAGGCCCTAACACTTGACGGAATTGTTAAGTTATGATACGAATTTTGTGTTACGGGGCCGTTACAATATGTAATATTCCCTTAAATCGACTGCAGCGCAACGGTTCTCACGGGAGAGGGGCCAGAAGGTAAGGCGCGGCTGAGGGCTCGGGCTGGATGCTGGCGAGGCTGGGGAAAAGTTATCCGGTGGTTTGGTTTGGCGCCAAGGGGGGCAGGCCTGCAGGCTTGGCGGGCGATTCTCGTTATTCAGGATCTGAGGCTTGCCATTGGCAAGCCGGGCGCTATGATTAGGGAGTTCAGTTCTCCATCAAGAACCATGCCCACCCTTACTAACGAGATCTTTGACGCCTTGGTCGCTCACATCGCCCCGCTGATGTTTAGGGAGCGGGCCGATTGCTGGTCAGATCCTGACTGGGACGGCCAGCCTTACTGGCTGAATGCTGATGGCGTCGACTGGGAGCTTGCCATCCAGACAGAAGACGAGGCCCTAGCTGAGGCCTGGGATGTGCTGCCTTGGGATGTGCAGCGTGGCGCGTTAGAAGATGCCTTGGATGTGTTTATCACGACCACGGCCGACATCGCCAGCGCTTCCTACTGATCCCCCCACGGAGCCCTAGCAGTGCTAGGGTTCTCTGGGAGGTTCAATCCTTCCAACATCCAAACCACCTAGCAAGGTTCAACCGTGCCCACAATCCGCCAAACCCTCACCACTAACTGGGGACCCTACTTAGAATCTGCCGCTCGCCAAGTCACCGCTGTCCTAGTGGCTGTCTACGTGGCAGGCTACTGCCTGGGATCCTTTGTTCATCGCCTAAATGCGGCCCTGTCCGCTTGGGCCAGCAGGCCTCACCGACCCGCCAATCCTTCTCCAGCCCTTGTCTCTGCTGATCCCGTGGCCATCCCAGGCCCTGTCAGCATCAAGGCCTCTGCCCTCCTACAAGCTGGGGGCCTGTCACAACGTGAGATCGCCAGAATCTTGCAGGTCTCGCGATCTACAGTCCGGCGCCAGCTGCAAACCACCTGACCCGGAATCACTGTGAGAACCCTAGGACCCATTGTCGTGGCTGCCATCCTGTCTATTGGTATCGGTGTGGCAGCCGTCAAGATTGCCGATGCCTGCAACCACTACCTAGACAGGCAGGCCTGCCTACTGTCTGCCGCTGCTGATGGCACCGCCAACGGCCAAGCCTACTGTCAATCAATCCATCGTTAGCCTTGCCAGAGTCTGCCTCCATGGTAGGCTTAGACAGGGCTCAATCCCGAATCAATCCACCTAGCAAGGATCATCCCCATGAACACCAAACACAATCCAAACGGCCGCATCCTATGGGAGGGCGTCTCCCCCATTGACGGCGCTCCCATCGTTTGCATCCTGACCGGCCTGGCTGATCGTTCAGCTAACGAGAAGACAGGCGGCATGCTGCAGACCTGGATTCTGCGTCAAGATGTTGCCCCGCATCATGCCATTGCAGCCGGCCTAGATTTCTCTGTCTGCGGCAATTGTCCCCATCGCCAGTGGTCAAAAGTCGACGGCGAATTGATCCGCGCCCAAGGATCCTGCTACGTTCGCGCTTATCAAGCCCCCTACGCTGTCTGGAACTGTTACCGGAACGGATCGGGATACGCTCCCATTGGCAACGATTGGCATTTACTAGCCGGGTCTGCGCTGCGTCTCGGCTCTTATGGTGATCCTGCCATGGTGCCCACTGCCATATGGTTGCAGGCCATTGGCGCCGCTGAGACTCACACTGGATACACCCATCAGTGGCGCCAACCGTTTGCCCAATCCTTGTGCGGCATTGTGCAGGCTAGTTGTGACGGGATGGCAGACTACCTGGAAGCTACTGCCCATGGCTGGAGAACCTTCCTAGTCAAACCGGCCGGGACCCCAGATCCTGCAGGGCTTGTCCATTGTGCAGCCAGTAAAGAGCGGGGCGCTAAGACAACATGCGCAGCCTGTCACCTTTGCGATGGCGCCAGCGCTAACGTTGTGATCGATGCCCACGGCGCCAAGGGTAAGCGGGTCGCCCTCCTAAACTGATTCTCCTATCGGGGCCTGCCGTAAGGTCGGTCCCCTTAGGGGATTCTCCCCCCTTCCAACCACCTAGTAAGACCATGCTCAACCTATCCAACCTGCCAACGATTAACGATCCGAACCTGCCACAATGGCAAGCCAGGGTCCGCATTATCGAGAAACACCTTCCCCGCTTGGCCCCCGGTTCGGCTGCGGCCGACCGTTTGGAGCGCGAACGCCGGACCCTATTGCGCCTAATCCACGGCCTGCCACAGGCTATGATTCTCCCCTGATCAATCCACAATCAATCCACCTAGCAAGGCTCACACCATGGCCAAGAACCTCCAGCCCAACGACCGGGTACGTTATAGCTCCGAATTCTGCCGCACCATAGGGGCCCATACAGGCTGGACCCCCCAAGTCCGTGGCACTATCACCCGCCTTTGGGGACGGGATGCTGATTTTGCTGAGGTCCTATGGGATTTTGCTGGTCCCAGTGGTCGTCAAGGTAGCGCCCACGTTTCCGCCCTAGAGTCTTCCCGCTGATTCTCCTATCGGGGCCTGCCTTAGTGCTAGGCTCCCCTAGGGGATTCTCTCCCCCATCCACCTAGCAAGGATCACACCATGTCCGCACCATACCAGATCGAAGATGGCGGCCCCATTGATTGGGACTGTGACATCGTTTACAGGTTCACTGCTGAGGATGGCTCCGAAGATGTCGGCACCGCTGACGACTACGCTCGCCTGCAATCCCTCTACCAGGAGGCCGGCAGCTCCTACATCATCACCTGTTACTACCAGGAGGATGAGCCTGCAGACGATGACGGCGAACACCCTTCCCTGTCTGCTGCGGACCGGAACCCCAGCCTGCGCTGACCTTTCAACCTATTAACCAACCATTGCAGAATCATCATGGAAGACTATCCAACAATCGATCAAATCCGCCTGCTGGTTGATTTTGAGCAAATCGACGGCGAATGGGTCGTGGGCGATGTCTGGGGCGATGTCGAGGGCAATATCCTGGGCGGTGTCCGGGGCAGTGTCTGGGGCGATGTCGTGGGCAGTGTCTGGGGCAGTGTCTGGGGCGATGTCGTGGGCGATGTCCGGGGGACCATAAGTGGCAAATCGTACGAACTCCTTCCTTAACCAAACCTTAACCTGCCCCGATGGATCCCACTCCCATCCGCGAACGCGCCACAGCAGCCGAACTAGAAGACAGGACCGAAACCGCCGCCGAACTATTGGCAGAGGGTCGGTCCGCTTCCTGGGTTGCCACCGAAGTGAGCAAGCGTTACAACGTTAGCCGGCGCCAAGGTCGCAACTACGCCAAGGCCGGGGCTGCCCTCCTGCGGCAGCAAGTCCTGACCGATGACGGGGCAGACCTTAGCGCTGTCCTACTCCAGACGATGACCTTTCTCCAGGACCTGGCCGTAGCACAGGCGCAATCGAACCCCTCGGCTGCTGTCGGTGCCGCCCGTACCATCGTTTCCATCGCCCGTGAGTTGCACATGCAACCGAACCGCGCCATGGAAGCTGCTATAACTATGGCCGTTGCGGAACGGATCCCCGGCAAGCCTGCTATCAAGCGGGTTCGCCTACGGAAACCCGGAGCCGTGCGCGTTGCTTAGTTCCTTTAGTTCCGCTTCGGTGGGGCTGATTCCAAACCACAACCACAAACCCAGAACCATGAGCATTCAACACCGCCACAATCCCGAACTGTACGCAGCCGAACTGGCAGCAGACGAGCGGGCCATGCAACTGCAGACCCTGATCGGCATGCCCCAAGTTCTGCTGGACATGATGGCAGCCTCTGACCGCGAATACGAAGCCCGCACCGCTGCAGGCTGGGAGCTGGGCGAACAAGGTGAATGGTACGCACCAGACCCTGAGACTGGTGACCTGATCCTTGAATGGGAATGGATGGACTACGGTCTGTCCTACCCTGAAGACATGCAGCAGGCCACCGCCCGGTGATCCTGTAGCATTCGATCGGCTACCGCCACAACCACAACACCATCACCACGCCTAACATCATGGACACCACAGAAACCAAACTCGGCACCGTTGAATACAGCGACGGCTCTGTATTCTTCACTGCATCCGAACTGTACACTCTCCAGGATATACTTCAATCCTACGCAGAGTTGCAGGAGCAGGTGTACAATCACCCCGAAGATCCTGCCACATTGTTTACACAAACACAACGTAAACTCTTTAGGCGTTTCGATGTCGTTTCTATCCGCCGAAATCGGCCCATCTACTAATCACCAGACGCCAGCACCACCACCGCAGCCTCTATATACACAGCCAAGAACACCACTATGGCGTGATATTGAAGCAGCATTGATCGCCAGAGGGATACCACCGAACATGGACTGGACAGATTATGGGGCCATGCTCCAGTTGATCTCCCAGCACTTGGTCGGCCGGTTCGGGGAGACCCCCCAATCCCTCTGGCTTAAGAATGAGGCAGACCGTGCCTACCGTGGCGAATACCCCCCTTCCCCGCCGCCACTATCCAGTCCCTGACTGCTGCCGATCCGCGAGGGTCGGCTTCAGGGTGTCCCACCTGGGGCGATCCTTTCTTCCTATCAATGATGGACGCCAGACGCAGCAGCAAGCCCCGCCAAATCCGTGGCAAGGTTACAGCAGGTGAAGCAGACCTCGAAGCAATCCAAGATTGCCTCTATGATTTCGCCAGGGTGAATGGCTTTGCTGTCACCTTTGAACAGACCAAATCACGGGGAGACTACGGCCCGCTGCAGGATTACCTGTTCGGGATGGTGGAATCTCCCACCTAATCGGCCTTAACCAATTCTTAACCTTCGCAGTTATTATCATGACACCCTCTGCCACCACCGAAGAAACCCAAGTCCTCAGCTGGTCGCCCTCCCCAGGGAGCCCCTACCGTGTCGTCTGGACCGGTACACCCAATGCAGAGATCGATCTAGAACGTCGCATCGCATCCGACACCCCCGATCAGTGGCAAACCCTTGCATCCTGTCCGTGCTCCAGTCAACCGCAACGCATGAAAGATCTCCAAGTTGAATTGATGCGGGCCTATCGAGCCTTCAGCTACTGCCTCGATTACATCCTCTCCAAAGAGGATGCCAATGTTAACTAAGCGTCGTGCCATTAGAGTTGGCAAAGTTTACTCCACAGTTGCTATCAATGCCATCATCGGAATCGCCACCATCAGTTTCATCCAGGCGCAAACCAATAACATCACAGTGGCAAGATGCAGATCTAATCTGTGGACCATCAAGGCAGGTCAGTCCATCGCAGGTCCTACTTTCTTTTGTTTATCGCGGATGCAAGTATCTGGTCCGGCACTTTCAATCAAAGATTAATTCCCACCGCACACAACACCATGACAAAATCAATCACCATCGAAATTGAAGACCAGGACTATGCTTTCTTGTGTGATCTTGCCGGGGAAAATCTCACGGCCATCCCTGAGTTCACTGCTCGGTTGGTTCAAAATGAACTTGCAGCGTGGAAAGATGACATCCTCCAGGCAGAAGAACTGCAGCAAAAGAGGATTGCAATAGATGCAGACATGCAACTCCTGTTAGATGGCATGACAAAAAGGTTTAATGAGGCTGTGTCAAAACTAACAGCAAGCTAATCAAACAACGGACAACACTGCCCGGTTCTCTACCTTTCCGTCCACCCTATTCTGCATCGTGGCATAAGCTTCCTGCTTATCGCTACGGTGCTTTTTCTTTTGTTTATCCACCAGGTGAATGATAAGAGCGCGATCCATGGAAGCAAATTGTATCTATTTATACCATATCGCACAAACCGAAATGCAGTAGTTCGGTACGCTACACTCAACCAAAATTCTCAAAGTATAAACTGAGTAGATAACAAGCGGTACGACCGTGAAACTTTCTTTGATTGATTTCTTCAAATATTACAAAGGCGAGCCCCACCAGGATGTAGCCATTCGATTGTTGGAGCAATCGTTGCCCGCCAATCTACTAGACTCCGAACAGCCCTGGTACAAACAATGGCAGAAGAAAGAACCTATCATTGCACCCACGCCCTCTACTTCTGCTGTCAAACATACAGGTGCCCTCGCGCTAATCAAAGAGTTTGAAGGTTGCGTCCTTCATGCCTACCCTGATCCTGGAACAGGTGGCGAACCTTATACCATTGGATATGGAAACACCTTCTATAACGATGGCTCCAGGGTAAAGCCGGGCCAAACGATCACGCAAGCCCAAGCAGAAAATATGCTGGCCCATGAAGTGGAGCGTGTTGCTGCAACCTTGTCCAAGTCAATCCCGACCTGGAACCAAATGAATATCAACCAGCAATCGGCCCTGATCAGTTTCAGCTATAACGTGGGTCCAGGCTGGTTCGGTTCTGATGGTTTCGGTACGATCACCCGCACCGTACGAAATGCCCAGTGGTCTGCTGTACCCGATAGCCTCAAGCTCTACGTCAATCCCGGAACATCCGTCACTGCAGGCTTGAAGCGCAGGCGGGCAGCTGAGGGTCAGTTGTGGTCTACGCCAGTGCAAGCGTAAAGAGTTGCAACAAAACCTCGGCTGGACGTTGGAGGGAGTCTTACAGTAACGCTGGTGGCAAGCACCTTGCTTGACCGTCATTGTCCTGTATCGTACAATACAATGTCCGATCACGTTTCAATTGAAGAAGCCTCCATTAATTCTGCTGGTGATGTTGATGTTGTCGCAATCTTTCGGGATGCTACTTACGTTCCTGCCACCAGCGGGAAGAAATCCAAACGCAAAGTACAAACTGGAACATCCCCTGTCTATTGTGCAGGCACAATTCCAATAACTGCCTTCCCTGCTTGGCTTGATATCAGCGGAGAAAGCTCCATCGAATTGATTCAATTGATTGAACATTTCCAACTGCTATCTTCTGCCGATAACTGGAAGTTCCTTACGATTGCTGAGGAAGGTGATCCAATTGAACTTGGTAGCTGGGATAAATCCGGCAAACTCACCATGAACATCTCCAAACTTTGGTAACTCCTAATTGAGAACCATTCGCAATAACCACACCTAACATGATCAACCTCTTCACCGCCTCCCTTCGTATAATCAGTACATTGCTCAAACGCACACCACGCAAGAAGAAAGCAATGGCCACACAACCTACGGACCAAAGCTTTGAAGAGCGCGATCATTTCACCATTGATTTATGTCCCGACCCTCATTCATTGATGGCAATGTATATGATCGCCGCCCAACGATCACAAGCTGATGCTGCAGGTAAACCATTTGTTGCCGGCTTTGTTGGTGCCCACGGTGAAAAATACGTTGCGGCCAATGAACTTGCGCCCCCCGCTGCCTTGGCCCACGTCGATGCAAATCTTGATATGCAACAAATGCAGGTCAAAGAGATGCACCGCCTCTTACAATACGTGGATAACCAACACAAGAAAGCTGGTGGGGCGTGATCTGCTATTGTGTGAACATGAATTTGGTTACTGCCATGCGTCTACGTAGTAAAGAAGAAGAGCGGGAACTTTTGATGGAAGCAGAGTTGCGCAAGAGCTTTAACGAAAAGCTCAATGACATCATCCATACGATGGAAGATCTGATGCGTGATGATCTCTTCATTGATGTCATCACCAGCACGCAAGAGGCTAACCTAGACTCTTTCTTGGAGTTTGCCACTGGCCTAGCCCGCCAGGTAAAGCCCGAACAGATTGTTGCATTTGATGTCACCCAGAGCTTCGAGTACCAGGATGCCCTAGAGTCTGATGAACAGGCCTGGGAGGAGCGGCAAGCGGTCCGCGTTTAATCCCTGTCCTGTTGTTCCTTCTCAGAAACAGCATGAACTTTGATTATGCCGGGTACGCCATGGCCCAAGCACAACTTCAACTGCTGAATGGTGCGCCTATTCAACCCGTTCTCAATGTAGGCGATTTTATTGTGCGCCCCCAACATCCAAACATCGTGTGCCAGCAGCCCACGCAGGTACCTATCGCACAGGCGACGATATTTCCTGGCCCTTACGTTAGGTACTTTTGATCGGTTCGGTACCCTTGATTTAAGGGTGCCATAACTTTTGGGTCGGGGTCACGCTGTAGGATGTGTTGGCCCCGCAACCCAGTCATGCCAAGGTTTTTTGGTGATACCAACCCGTGCTCTTGTATGGATTTATGCCTCGCATAATGAAGTACCGGAGCACGTATAACACCAATGGAAACCGCCGAAATCCCCGCCAAGAAACTTGCTTGGGCTGTCTTATCTAGGGCCGCCAATGGTCGCGCTGAAGTCATTAAAGTAACCGATAGTGATGACGCCGACCAAACTGTTCGTGAGCATCCTGACCTCTTTTATAAGAGTGGTCCCTGTCTTCTGTCCTTTTGATTTTTTACATCAATGAAACTGCCTATCACCGGTTATGTCGTCATGATGCACCACGATGAAGTTGGTACATTTGCACCGGCTTTTCGTAATATGGACCAGGCGGAAGAATTTTCTAATGCCATGCGTCTTGTTACGGAAATGGCAGTAGCTGAACCTGTCCCCATGGTAGTAGCAACATCCATTCCGTCACCCCATGAAGTGATGGGTTACGTTGAGCATTAAAAAATTATGATAACGACTTGGTTGATTGCCGCCATTGTAGGTTTTACGCTTGCTTATTTGATTGGCGCCAGGCTGTAGACTACAATTTTCAGCAAACTACAATTTCAACAAATGTTGAAAACCGCCCCATTGTGAAAAATGAGGCGGTTTTTTGTTATCTTGTTGTCCGTAAACCGAAGGGATTAAACGGAGACGGGGGTGGAGGGGGTGGAGTAATCTGCCGCCCACCGAATGGGTTATATGCAGTTGGTGGGGGCGCAACCTGCTGTTGAAGACGCCCAGAGCCAAAGCCGAAAAGGCCCTGATTTGAAATATTTTGTGGTGCAGGCGCAGGCTTAGGTGCTGGAGCAGGGGCAGGCGTAGGTTTAGGTGCTGGGGCAGGTGCAGGTGGTGGCGGTGGAGTTGAAACGGGAGCAGGTTTAGGCGCCGGAGCAGGTGTCGGAGCTGGGGTTGAAGTTGTAGTAGCAGTTAAAGCAGCCGCAGCTGCTGGTGATTGGCCTGCCATACGGGTACTTGTGGGGGCCGCAGCAACCACAGAAGGCGGCGGCGGAGGCGGTGTTCCTGTTGTGGATGAAGCTGCCTTTGATTTACCTATTGGTCCATAGCCTGCAGTATCGTCTGCACGTAATTTTGGATTAGACGGTGAAGCAGTAGCACTGGGTTGCAAAATAGTTGTAGGAGACTGTGGTTGACCTGATGGACCGTTTTGACCAGAGCGAAGAATGGTTGTGGGCGGTTGGGGTTGTGAGTATTTAGGCACTGCTGGGCCTTGATCATAAACAGTAACGGGGGTGCCGGATGCGCCCATCTCTACGTGATAAGGCCTGTAAGAACTTAGCTGTTTGCTGATGTCAAAATTGCTTCCGAGCGGAGAATTAAATGACGGTACGTCTGGTGCAGCGGGCGGCGTTGAATTTGCTGCGGTTGCACTAGGGCCGCTCCAATAAGATTGATCCGATTGATTTTTATTGGATTTATCGGAACCTTGTAGCTGACTAGATTGGCCCATGTTATTTCTTTTTATCCCCTAATTTTACCGTGGGTACACGTATGCAGGTTGCTGTGCTATCCTCTTGGTAGATAGTGTGACACCATGGCCCTTGTTATTTCTTGCTCAGTACCGGACAGCTTAGTGGAGCGTTGGAAAGAATCGGGATTGGATATTTCTCCTTCCAAATTGTTTCAGACTGCACTGGAAACTGAATTGACGCAGACAAATAAACATTTGGTGTATTGGTCAACTCGTGCGTTGGCGGCGGAGAAGAAATTGGAAGCAATTAAGCAGTTGGCTAATTCTGATGACCGCCAGGTGAAGAAGTTTTTGGCGTGGAATGAACTCGCATAAGAAATTACGTTGCAATCATTAAGGCAATATTAAAACCGTTATTTTTCGTTGATTTTAAATGTAGCACTTGGTTACTGCGCCAGGTGGGCAACAACCACAACAGCCAATATATTAGAAAATATAAACAATAGAGGATAGTAACAAATCTTTACTCAATCTGTTGTAAAGCTTAACTGTAAGAGGGTTGTCTGGTATCAGTCAGAAGCTACAGTGACAGAGTCCAAGACACCCAACCAACCGTGTCCCACTTCTCTTTCAAGTCCATCCAGTCTTTGACCATCACAGCAGAGGATCGCCCCTCCATCGACATCCAAAACGAACAGCTGATTCTAACAGCCCATCGCAAGGGTGAGGTCATCCAAATCACGGCACCAGTAGATGGCTTAATCCCTCGCGTTGCCAAGACCACAATCAAAACCCCTACCAAGAGAAGCAACCATCCCCTAGCCGGCAAGCAAGCACCAATCACCCATCACCTTGTTGGCACCAACAATCCCAACGCAAAACTAAACGAAGATAAGGTCAGGGAAATCCGTCAGATGTACGCCAACAAGGAATTGGCTTCAAGCTATCCCAGCAACCATGCTTTTATCTGCGCCATTGCTGAAATCTACTGCACTCACTTTGGTACCATCATGAACGTTGTCAACGGCATCAGCTGGAAGCACGTTAAGAACTGATTAAACTCTTTGTCCTTTTGTAAACAAAACAACAATGGAAACCATCGACACCGGCACCGATTCCCTCACTTGTACATACGATGAGGAAACTAACACCATCCGTTTTGATTGGGATGCAGAAGTAAACCCTGAGTACAATTACTTGCTTGATATCACCACAGAAGAATTAATGCAAAAAATGGTTCGCTGGAGCATCAGTGATGATGCTGCTACGGAGGATGGCATTGATGGCTAAACCGCAATACGTTTTTCATGTTGGTGATCGCGTTATTGAGCGCGGTAAGAATGGTGCCATCCCAAGCGTCAAGGAGGAATCCAAAGCAATTGTTGAACAGAATCGTCAATTGAGGCGTGGTGTCGTAGTTGGTTTTACCACCAAGGTCAATGCCCGTAAGCAAACAACCAATTACGTTCAAGTGCTCTGGGACAACTTCAAAACACCTTCGGAGCACGCCTCCATGCGTTTATCCCCACTTGCAAAAACTCCTGCATGAAAAAACTTAATTTCTTGGCAGCGATTGTCGCTGTGTTTGGTTCAACAGTTGCGCAAGCTCGTACAATCACAGCGACGGTTTATCACCAGGACTTTGCCGGGCAACCTGACTATTGCTCGGGCCGTCCATTCCGCTACTGGGGGATCAGTGCGGCCCATCCTTGGCTTCCCTGCGGAACACTGGTGACCGTAACCCATAAGGGCCGGTCCCTGGTAGTCCCGATCAAGGATCGCTGCGATTGCGATTCGATCGACCTATCAGCCGGGGCCGCTTATCGGCTTGGCATTCCCCTTGACGGCATTGGCCGGGTGCAGGTGAGGTACTGATGGACAACTACAAGGCAACACCTGAGCAGTGGGCAGCAATAGAGAAAGATAGCCGTTTTCAATTAGACGCCTGCATTCTCGAACTCCGCGCCCGCGTAATAGCACTGGAGGCCCAGGCCGGCAACTATCCGGTAATTCCAGATAGTTCAACCCCGCCTCCGGTGGCGACGGATGAGGAGCTGGATAAGCTTTGGAACTCCGAGGACACCTGGAATGGGAGCCTTCGCGCCCTTTACAACCTCGGCATTGAACACGGCCAGGCCCGCAGCCGGGAGGTGGCGGAACCTGCGCCAGTGGCGGGGGGATTGGTGGAGCGGGTGTCAGACGCGATTACCAGCGAAACAGGATCGCGGTGGGCATCGACCGAAGCCCGCGCCGCCATCCTTGAGGTGGCACAGTGGTTACGTGAGAACGAGTGCGATTACAACGCAGTCCGTTGGCTTGAGCAGGAGGCAGGGCGATGACCCTTTCCCCTACGGCTCACGCGGTGTTGGATGCCGCATGGGAAGAAATAGACCACGTTCCACTCCGCCACGTTCAGTGGGCCGCTGCCGCCGTCCTTCGTGCTGCCTCTGCTCACCTTGGCAGTTGTAATGCCTCGGAAGAACTGATCCGTATTGCCGAAGAATTGGAGGGCCATAGGCAATGAAAGTATCAGAGGTAAAAAAATTGATCGGACAGAAAGTGTCTGTCCGAAAATGCTACTCTGGCATTACTGACTACGGAATCATCTTAAGTGTTAAAGGTCGAAATGTTGAAGTTGATTTTCACGGCATGACACATTGGTTTTGGCTTCCTGATTGCATTATCAAACCCCTTCCCGAGGCAACACCATGACCCCAGCCCCCGACTTTCGCGCATTGTGCGCGGAGCTACTTGACGAACTGCAGTATCAAACATCTGATGGGACTGCCGCTGAACTGCAGGATCGCGCCCGTGCCGCCCTAGCCACCTCACCGCCGAAGCGGCCGACGGTGATGGAGATTATTGCGCTTGGCGAGGAGATTGAAGAAGCTGGGCTTGGCAATGTCGACTTAGTTTGTGCTGCGCTTGAGAGGTGGGGCAATCAAGCTACAATCACACAAACACACAACAATTGAATCATGACTGTTGAATTTGTTCACTGCACTCCTAATGCAGAAGCTTTGATTGTAAAGATGGCCAGGGTATCCAATCCTGACAATGAAAACAACTTAGCAACTGCACCAAAACTATTGCGGTATCTTATTAGTCACCAGCACTGGTCACCATTTGAAATGGCTAATCTTTGTGTGCAAATACACACAGAGCGCGACATTTCTGCACAGATTTTACGCCATCGTTCATTTAGTTTTCAAGAGTTCAGTACCAGGTATGCAGAAGCACGGCCTGCTGTTGTTCCAGAATTACGTAGGCAAGATCTAAAGAACAGACAAAACAGTACAGATGATCTTGATCCTTATGCACATTCTTACTATGATGAACAGATTCGTAATCTATATGCAGATATTGAAGATCTTTATGCTCAAATGATTAAAAATCATGTGGCCAAAGAATGTGCACGCCGCATTCTTCCACTTAGCACACAAACTACTTTGTATATGAACGGCTGCTTGCGGTCTTGGATACATTATATTAATGTACGCACTGATCCAGGTACACAACTAGAGCATCGGTTAATTGCAGAAGGCTGCAAGCAAATTTTTATCCATCAATTCCCTGTCATTGGTGAGGCTGCATTCAAATGACTGACCAACAACACCCGATCATCCCGCCACCTGAGTTGGTGGAGCAGTGGTATGACGCGATAGACAATCTATCCACATCATGGAAGCAACAATTAGCCACCCGCGCCGCACAATGGGGTGCTGACGTTGAGTTGGAAAGGTGCTGTGAGTGGTTGAAACTAGAAGGTCACGAGCACGAACATACAGAACTCCGCGAAGCATGCCGCCCTAAGCCGCCGAGCTTGAAAAAGCAGGCATTACACAGTCTGACGGGTCTAGAACATGGGGTTATTCCCAGCCCTAGTGACTATGACACCATCCGCAAAGCACTGGAGCAACTCAATGACTGACCTTTCCCCTGCGGCTCAGGTGGTGCTAGATGCCTACATTGTTGGTTATGGTTGGCTAGATAGTCCCATAAAAGAAGATTATGTGTGTATTGCCGCTGTCCTTCGTGCTGTTGCGGATCAGGCAATCCCAATGACAAAAACTCCTTGGGGTTCAACTCTTGTGCCGGTTTTAACAGCACAAGAAAGTCGTGAAAGAATCCTCGCTATCGCCACCGAACTGGAGGGCCAATGACTAAAGACCCACATGACTTGAACAACCTACAACTGCCGCACGTTGACTTTCTTTACTCCTACCCCAAAGTAACCCGCGTAGAAGTCATCACTAACTGGGGCAGGGAGATTGTTTATTTGGAATGCTCTGATGTCAAGGTAAGTTTGCAGGATAATGGGCGAACAATCAAAGTGTTCCTGTCTTCCATCGATGACTGACCAAACTCCCATCCACTGCTCTGGGTACTACGATGAACGGGGGCTTGCTTCCGTCATGCTCCGAATCCAATCTCACAACATCGTTATTGAGAACCTTTCTCAACAAGATTTGCATGAGATCATGGGATGTGTTTATGCTTTGCTTACCGCCAACGTCAACCTCGCAGAAAAACAATGAGCATTGAAGCCGCCAACGCAAGCAACCTACCCACCTGCCCATCTTGCAAGAAGCGGGGCCTCCGCATCATCGAACACTCCAAGGAGAGGATCAGCATTCGACGCAGAAAAAAATGTGACTTCTGTGGCTACATGGAAACCACCCAAGAAGTAAGCCAAGACTTCTTTGCTTTGGCTAAGGAGAATGCTGCCATCGTGTCAAACTTTAAGAAAATGTTATACAACCAAGTGACCCGTGACTTGGGCAAACCTGTTTCTTTAGCAGCTGAACTGCCAGCAATCCCCTGCGATACTTGCGGTCTGATGGGCAGCAACGGGTGTTCCTTTGGGTTCCCCGAAGCAGAGACGGAAGATGCCATCGGCTGTAGCGTTTATGCAGAGCGCTTATCTGACGTGGAACTTGAAGAATGATGACGATAGCTTGAACCTTGTTTATTTGCCTGATAAGCTGACCTTGCCCCCTGCTCCTCCCCATGGCCAACACTAACAATTCGTACACACTTACAACAACTTGTATTTCTGTACATCCAAAAGATAACAACCCATTCTTCAGTGTTCAAGCTACACATGTCAGCCTTGAAGATGAAGCTGGTGGTGCTTTTTTGGTGCTTACACAATATCCTGATGATCCCGTTAAGCCAGGTGCCTCCAGTATCAGGATTGACCCCGAAGAGTTCCCTTTTATTGTGAAAGCAGTCAACAAGCTGTTAGATCAGGAACTTCCTGAGTAATGCAACCTCCATGGCTTCTTCAAATCCGCCTGCTCTTACCCTTGGGGGTGCAGCATTTCTTTTGTTTATTACCTTAAAGCTCACTCACGTTATTGATTGGTCTTGGTGGTGGCTTCTTGTCCCCGCCTTACTTATTCCTTGATGTTGGGGTGGGGCAGCACTGTGATCAGTAGCACTGCCCTTCGCTTACCTGCCCCAGGAAGCAGCAGAAACTGGGGCACCCCTTAGTATGGCCGTGACGCTGCTCTTCTTCCGGCCATTCAAATCTTACTCCCTTCACTCTTGATACTACATGAATTACCAACGCCACGCAGAAAAAATGGCAGAAGCCATTGAAGAATACCTAGGAATGCCCGGTGAACGGGAACCCTTGATTGGTCTTTGTAATGCCTTGAGCAACTACAAACAAGCCAAGAAGGGTGATCCCGACATCGGTAATTATGTTGAGCAAATGCGCCGGAGTGCTGCGCTATGACAAATGAATATATTGACCCTAGAAAGGAACCAAACAAATGGCTTCTTGCTGTCTTAACTCGTTGCGTTGATGACGACCACGAAGAAAGCAAAGAGGCCTTGAAGGATGCCCTCTTTATACTTGCTAGCTGGTTAGAGCCAAGCTCAGTAGATTTTCTATTTGCGCATTGGATAGCTGATTACTGTGCCCTTTTGGACGAACACGAAAGCAATCGTAGTAGTTCTGACCAGCAGTGTTCGCCAGCGGATCCGCCGGAATGATTGGTGTTACGTCAAACAGTTCCCGGATGGTGTCATCTGAATAAGGGGGTCGATACCAAAAGAATTTTTTTTCTTCGTAGCTGATGACCCATTCGGGATGATGCCGATGCCACCTGGACCAAGCTTTAAATTGTTGTTCGGGTTTTGCTGATGTGCAATCGAGAAACAAAACATCGCCGCCTTCAATATTCCATCGAATCCTTAAGACTTCATTAAATCCGGCAATGATTGCTTTGATCCCTTGATTGCCCAATAGTTTCTTATCCAGTTTCCTCCTACGTTTGTTCTTGCGTCGCCAAAACCAATCCCTCTGTTGGCGGGGTGATCCACCAACAACAAACCCTACACCCCACACCCAATACCCTGGCGTGTACTCATGCAGCGGCTCAAGAAAAATCCTGCACCGTTGGCCGCCAACCCAAAAAGTTTTGGTTTTGAATTTCCGTTTAGGTTTACGTCTCACTTGGTTGCCGACCAGGGTTTCTTCGTCTACAGTAGCACCGTAATTGGCACACATGTATGAATGACCTTATTGACATGATCCAAGGCGACCCTGAGTTGTGGGAGATCGTAGAACAATTAAAACACCAGGATGACACGTTGGAAGATTTTTTGTTGAATGTTGCCAATATGTTGAGTGTGGAATTTCAAGAGTTGCATCGAACAGATTTGGCGGATAAACTGTCAGCTTTGTTCGGCGGGCTTCCCCCCAAGGCTTTTGCTATGGTTCCTACGCTAGTGCACATTGCCTTGGATATTTTTATGCTCAAGGCAATCCCCGATCACAGAAGCATCAGGAATTGAAAAATGCAAAGAGGATTTGTGCTGTGTGATGCCGACCTAGCCCATGTGCTATGTCTAAATCCCGAGCGGAACGGCTTTCAATTGGAAAGTGTTGATGATACTCGGACATTGAATCGGGCGTTGTGTCTGCATGACGTCACCGAAGCGAAGAATGTGTACACAAGGGTGGAGGCACATGCGGGTGAGGAGTTGAACTTGGAAATTGTTAATGTTGCCCGCCTTTACAAGAAATTCTTCTGATGACCGCTTACGTGCTAGATCTGGAGACCAATGGATTGCTCCACAAGCTGGATCGCGTCCATTGCTTGGTTCTGCGCCACGTGGAAACGGGCGAGGTGATCTCGTGTGCGAACCAACCGGGGCATCCCAGCATCGAAGCAGGCCTTGACTACATTGCAGAGGCAAGGCAACTGGTCGGCCATAACTTGCTGAAGTTTGACCTACCCGTACTACGTAAACTGTATCCCAATCTCATACTGAGACCGGATTGCGACATCTACGACACCTTGGTAGTTAGCCGGTTGCTGTTCCCCGAGATTGAATCTGAGGATGAGTCTAAGTATTCCCATATTGAGTCTAAGTACAAAGGGCGCCATAGCTTAGCCGCCTGGGGAGAACGGCTTGGTACATCAAAGATCAAATTCAAAGCTGAAGCACCCCTAGAACCCGGTGAAAAGGTATGGGATAACTGGTCAGCAGCCATGCAGACCTACTGTGAGGGGGATACCCTGGTCAGCTTGGAGCTGTACAATTACATGTTGACCCAGGAGATCAGCGCCAGGGCCTTCGATCTGGAGCACGAGTTCTGTTGTATCATGGCCGAACAGGAGAAATTTGGCTTCCCGTTCAATGAAAAGGCCGCATACGCTCTCGTCAATGTACTCAAAGCTAGGCGGACTGAAATTGACGATCAGCTCCAGGATGTTTTCCCTCCAATTAAGGAGGAACGCATCTCCGCTAAAACAGGAAAGCCCCTTAAAACCAAGATCACCGTATTTAACCCAGGATCAAGGCAGCAGACAGCAGAACGGTTGCAGCAGCGCTACCCCGAAATTATTTTTGGATCTACGGAAAAAGGTAACGTCAAAGTTGATGACGATGTTCTGGAAAAATTAGGGGAGAAATATCCTGAAGCAAAAATGCTGGCCGAGTATCAACTGCTCAATAAACGACTGGGTCAGATTGTAGATGGCAAAGAGGCTTGGCTTAATCATTGCCGCGTCTACAATGATGGCCGCATTCATGGTAACGTCAATACAAATTCATGTGTTAGCGGTAGGGTTTCGCACAGTAATCCAAACGTCTCTCAGGTGCCCAGTGTTGGTGCGCCCTTCGGTGCTGAGTGTCGCGCTTTGTTCTATGCCCCAGAAGGATGGGACCTAGTGGGTGCCGATGCTTCCGGTTTGGAATTACGGGCGCTAGCTGCTTGGCTTGCTTACTTTGATGAGGGTGTTTACGCTGGGTTGGTCAGTGATCCGAGCGTTGATATCCATGCACATAATGCTGCGTTGTTTGGATTGTATGATCCAGCCAGTGGGAAAATCCCTAAAGCAGCACGGGATCTGTCCAAGAGGTTGACGTTTGGCGTGCTGTATGGCGCTGGAGTGAAGAAAGCCGGAAGTATTATTTGCCCTGAAGCAACTGAAGATGAGCAGTACAGGCAGGGAAAAGTAACAATTGATACATTTTATGTGAACTTGCCTGCTATCAAGCAGTTAAAAGATCTGATCGATCGGCGCATTACGCAGAATGGTCACCTCGTTGGCATTGATGGGCGCAAGTTATTGATCCGCTCCAGGCATTCAGCGCTGAACCAATTGCTACAATCTACGGGGGCGATCCTGATGAAGAAGGCTACCTGTATCTTCTGGGATACAGTAACGAAAGCGGGGTTGGATCCGGGTGAGGATTTTCAACCGGTTGGTTGGTTCCACGATGAACTCCAGGTGCTTGCACGTCCCCAGCATTCAGAATTTATTGCAAAGAGCATTGTGGATGGTATTCGCCAGTCCGGTGAATACTTTGGATTGAAGTGCCCGTTTACTGGTGAGTACCGTATTGGTAAGAACTGGGAGGAGACCCACTAATCAAACGCCGCGTACAGGTCCGGCGTTATTTTCTTTTTGCCACTCCAGCCATTTTGCTGTAGCTGCTGCGCGATCTGAGGGATCCGTATAAACATTATCAATTTGTCTGCGCCACTGCCTTACGTGCTCAGGTATCCCGCCTCCGCCAAACGCCGGTTGTGCTGCAATTTGTGTTCCATCAAAGTTGCTGGGCATCCCCATGGATTGGAAGGGGTTTGCGGAACCTCTATTCATATAATCTTGGAAATTGAAAGGACTTGGCTGAGGGGGCGGCACAGGCGTCATGGTTGGAAAACCTGTCCTAGGGGCATTCATGTAATCACTAAAGCTAGGTGATTTAGCGGCGGGAGACGGTGCCGCTGGATATGAATAAGGGCTTTTGTCTGCTGCTGGATCCATATAATCAGCAAAAGAGGCGCCACCGGGGGCAGGAGGTTGTATCTCCCCTGATACGGCTCCTGAAAGAAAATCTTTTAAGAATTGGCTTGCCCCAGAAAATGCCACTGTACTTCTATTGTTGATGGTTCAATTCTACTTGTGCTGCACTTGGACAGGTGCACCAAATCCGCCTGGCTGGGCTAACCTGTAATCTTTTTCATTGTATCCGTACTTGCGCAATTGTTGTTCAAGGGGATTGTAGTCATTTCCCCTAATGCGGTCACCTATCGGGTCAATAATGTAATCACCAATTGCATTGCCAAATGCTCTAGCCCCGCGTGTGACTAATTCAGACGCGACTCCCGTAGTGAATCCTGGCATGGCCCTAGATGTAGCATACGTACCAAAAGCAGCCCCAAGTCCCGGAATGCCACGAGGTAAATTAAATTCATCAGCAAGATTTATTGCATTTCTGCTTGCCAAAGCTTCTTCTGCAAGCGTATGCCGAGTGCCTGGCGCGGCTAAATATTCTAAGGCTCCCTGTATGCCCGATGCCAAAAGACTTTTGTTTCCGTTTTTATCTGAAGTGGCCGCCCCAATACCTGCTATGTAATTTGGCGTGCGACTATACCCTGTAAATCGATTGATATCCATGTTTCGAGATTCTGCTAATCTATTTGCAAATGGGTCTCCTGTATTAAGTGCATGCCCCAACTCATGTAAAGCTATGGGTGAGTGGACAAGCGTATTTTCAAATTCTCTAAGATTTTGCGGTTTAGACCCATATAGCATAATGCCCAAATCTGTAGTGGGTGTGGAGGGCCGTAAGGCGATAGCAGGCCCCTTTGAAAATTCATCTGATGGATCAAAATGGGGATACTGTTTTGGCCCGACGTATGCTACGACATCTTTACCAAGTGTGTTGCTTACTCTTTGTCGAATATCATTCAACGTTTGCAATGATATTTGTGCTGCCGGGTTCTTCTGGGCCCTGTCGACTAGGGCAAGTGCGGCTTTATTCGCCAACGGTAACGCAGCATCTACAGCCCAGGTACTTGCTGCGTCAACTGCACCCTTGCGTCCAGCCGCTGTAGTAGATGCCCCAATATATGGGCTATCTGCACCACCAGGCAAAACTCCCCCTAACGCCCTATCAACTGCCCCGTAACCCTGGGAAATTTTCTGCGCAAAAGCCCTAGCAAATTGACCGGGATCAAGTGCTACATCTCTATATTGACCACCGAAATTCCCTGCAGATTTGTCCAGTGAGCTTGGATCGAAAGATATTGTACTATCTTGTGGGACGTTATTCCACTCGTCGGCATCATCTGTGTTTTGTTGGCTACCAAAATAATTAAAGTTTGTACCGGGAAATAACGCCACTTTGCAGTCACTGCCTATGATTTCAATTCTACTGTTGATGAATCGTAATGGACGCCTGGCTGATCATGCGGTACGCTGGGTCCGTCCTGCATCCACACCATGGACGCCACAAACGAAAACTGCATCCGTGCTTCACTCCATGATTTGGGCAACGAAGAGTTGCAGCAAATGAGTGATCAATTGACCAAATTCATCAATGTTTTGATTGGTCGCCAGGTAATCATTGAGGAGGTGATCCTTGAAAGATTGGAGGCTTCTTTTGCTAAATGAATAACAAAGAAGAGAAGTGGCACGTTCGCTTTATGCGAATAGCGAATGAAATTGCTACGTGGAGTAGGGATCCTAGTACCAAGGTTGGCTGTGTTCTTGTTAAGGACAAGAAGATAATCAGCACTGGATATAACGGATTCCCGCAAAACATTAGTGATGATTTGAATCGTCTCAATGATCGTGAATTCAAGTATGAAGCAACCATCCATGCAGAGACCAACGCAATCATCACTGCAGCACTCCACGGTATTTCCACGGAGGGTTCTACTGCTTATACAACTTTTCATCCTTGCAGTAGGTGTGCTGCTGCTTTGATCAATGCAGGGACCGCCGAAGTTTATGTCAGCGCCAGGGGAGGAATCCCGGAGCGGTGGCTGGAGAACTTCTTGTTGGCTGCTAGGCTCTTTGAGGAGGCTGGCGTCCAGCTCCAGACAATCGACCATTAACCAACCAAATCTAAAGAAAACATGAACACGCTACTGGCAACCGGCACCTACAAGGGCGAGCATTTTACGGAAAGCGGGTTGCGTTTTATGCAGGTTAACTTGCCGGGTCACAAAGGAAGCAGCGCAGAGGTCCCGCTTTACGTTGTTCCGAATCGGGCTGCAGGTGAAACATTTGATGTATTCCAGCCTGGGGTGAAGCTATTGATCAGTGGTCGGTTGTACCCCAATCGGCAAGATTACAAGATGTACTTGGTACCGAACCAACCTATCCAAGTTTTGGGTGGGCCTGTCCTTAACGTGGTGCATCTTGCTGGTGGTGTTGGCTTCATCAATGAAAAGACACGGGAGGATTTATTGGCGTTCAGTTTGATGTGTTCTGCACCGGGGCAAACATTGTTGAACCATAATTGGGACGATAGTCTCAGTTTTAAGATGGTGGCATGGCACGATGATGCGCGGCGGCTGGAACAATTGATCCATGTTGGGCGCCAGATGGCATTGGAGGCTACGTTGCGTTATAACACTTGGACAGCAAAAGATGGACAGGAGCGTGGATCGTACCAGTTTCATGTACGGTCTGGGCTTTATAGCGTCTTCGGTAAGAATAAGAACCGCCAAGAAGCTACGGAAGAGCCTGCTGCGGCAACTTCCCATGTGGTGAAACGAGCAGCGGTTAAGGTTGTTGATGAAGAAAGGATTCCTATGTAAGAAAGGTAAAGGGCTCATCCTTTAATTGGGCAATGCGTTATTAAAGGATGGTCTCATAAGTTTAACTAATACAATTTGGGCAACTTGTAAGAAAAATTTACAGGTTGCCCATTTTTTTGTGCCCGCCGTGATCTAGGCTGGCACCAGCTGGCCCCGATTGGGGTTGGCTTTGTCCCAAACGTACTCGAACAATGCCAGGCGTACTTGACCGTTATCTGAACACCGAAAAGTATCAGGGTGTAATGCGTGATCTTGTCAATGCACAGATCCTCAATGACAAAAGCCAGTCAGGCTTATTTCTGAAAGATACTGCGCTGTCCCGTATTGGCTGGACCGGGAACGTAAAGCAGTTCCCAGATGCCAAGGAGTACACCCATGTGTACAACAATGGTGACAAGAATGAAGGGCTTTTCTTTAAGACTCCCCGCATGATTGTGATCCATTGTGGTTTCCGTAAGGATGTCACCTTCATCGAAAACTCCAAGGAGAGCGCCATCGAGGGAATGTACCCCCGTGATTCTGCCCTCTACGACAAGTGGGAGGAAGAGAACCCCGGTCAGCCCAGCCCCTACCGTCGTCGTCGCCTGGTCCTGATCTTCCTAGTAGATGCCAATGGGGTTGCAGTCCACAAAAAACCGTTGATCCTCTCAATCCACGGCGGTGCATCCAACTTGTTCTGTGATGCTTACCAGAACTTCATTGAGCAGTTGGAGTCTGCCTTTGCGGATGCCATGGGGCTGAAGGCTGCTACCGGATTTGATCCTAAGCAGACGGCAGCTGCAATCTTTACTCCTACGTTCGGCTCCCAGCTGTACGGTGGTGATAAAGCCAAGAGCTGGATCAGCTACCCTGAGTCCTGGGTTGTACCTACTGCCAAAACCGTTGGTGATTTCTTCCCTAAAAAGGCAGAAGATATCGACTTCATTGAGGACGTGTGGACGACCTGCCCTCCCACTATTTACGCCGCCAGTTTCTTTGCGCAGTGTGCTAGGGAGCTAGGGGTTCATGCCCTGAAGCCCGGTGTGGACCTGAGCTTGCCTCCGATCGAATCGAGTGGTGGTAGCACCCGTGCATTGCTTGGAGCCAGGGATGCTGACACGGGAGAAATAAGCTTCTGATCTTGTGGGGGAGGTAACACTCCCCCTTTTTTGTGGGTAAGTTAACGACCCATATAGGGGATCTTCCCGCCCAACAATCGACCTAAAGCGTATTGCAGCTCATTGCCGGCCATGCGTCCTATATCCGTTTTGAGATTTACCTTCAATCCGAAGGGTGTATTGGATGCGGCATTGACCAGGGTATTTAGAGGGGAGCCTTTCTGTCCTTGCATAAAGAGACCTGCACCAACTGCCGCTGGTACCGCAACATCAGCGGCGGCTGCTACTAGAGGGTTAACCCGCGCTGCTATCTGAGGGGCGACACGTTGAAGCCCCTGTCCTGCAGAACGTATTGCCAAATCAGCAGCTGCTCCCCCAGCTAAATCTTTTACGGTTTGTGTGGCAGCTTGGCCATACTTACCTTGTGCTACTGATCGTGCTACATCAGGGGACAATGCACTTAATGCTGCCCCACCAGCAAGACCTGCCGGCGCTGCACGTAACATTTCTTTTGCACCTTGAAGTCCGGCTGTTACTGGGTCAGTGCCATACAGAAGGTTGCGTTCAACAAATGCATTGTCAAATGGTGCGCGTTGACCGGACTGTATAAGTTCGTTATTGGCAAGATCAACATAAGACATTAGGTGCTCGGATAGGGCTCTAGATGCACCGTTGTACCCTCTCAACGCAGCCTCTGCCATGGGGGCCTGCGCCCGTGCTAGGTTCTGAAAACGTTGCGTTGCTGGCTCTATGTATTTTTCCCTGTAAAGTGCGCCAATATCCGCTAATTTTTGACTTTGATCTTTGCCCTCACCGTATTGCTTACGCCAAATCTCTTCCCCTCCTGGAATTGCATACGCATCATCATCTTCTGCTACTATGCCAACAAAATCTTTGAAATAATTTCCAATATTTGCTGGATCATTCGCAGGTAAACCTCTAAGGGAGTTTCGCTTAGCCATCCCCCTATCTGTCCAGACCGCAACCCCTTCATTTAGGGGGGTAATTGGTGATGCTTGTAAATTTAATTCATTGCCTTGAAAATTGCGATAATCTGGGGATAAATTAGCCTCCCAAGGGTATAAATGGCTATAGATTTCGTGCCTGTAATCGTCAGGTACTCCTCTCGCCCTAAAATTAGCCGCCCCAGGGGATGCCGCATAGAATCTATCTAGTAATTCATTGACCGGAGTAACGCTTGGCCCAAGTTGCGCCTGTAAATTTTGTCTATTTGCAATGAAAGCATCTTTAAATTGGTTGGCCGCTCTTTTGACTACAGCAGGGCTTGCATTCTCATTGGCGGAAAGATCTTCTAATGCCAATTGAGTTTCGGTAAGCCTATTGTATTCTGGCGTTTTATAATCAAACCCCTCAAAAGTGGGACCAAATGTTGGCGCAGCTTCTAGGCGACGCTGCCAATCATCGAGCATTTCTGAGTAATCAGGCACCGTATTTTCTGTTGTTTGCTTTTGATATTCTACTTTGATTAGGTTCAGGAGTCCTTGTATTTGGTGTGGATGGCTTGGCAATCGTAGTCCGCGAGCCTACGCACGAGACCACGGATCAAGCCTTGGCGCATGATTGCTAATTCCGCCAGGAGGATTGCACCTTTTTTAAGTGTAGCAATATCGGTTGTACTTTCTATTTCGTTTTTAATTTTAACGAGAGTAAATTCGTCTTCGACTGTTTGAGTAAAGTCGTCGGGCTGGAATGGAACCTCGATCACTTCAAATCCCATTGCCTTGATGCGGACTACCCTGCAATCCTACTTCCAAAAAATCTTAAGTATTGTATCAATTTTTTAAGAGGGCTGCTGGTTTGTTGCTATGCTGTCCTGGTCCACACCACGGGTCCCATGGCTGCAAAATCATTCAGCGGCGGAAATGCTCACATCGAATCCAAGCCCAAGCGCACCTCGGTCGGTCAAGGCAAGCGCAAGCGTGGATCTTGGAAGGTGCAACGAAAAAAGCCCAGCAGGGGGCAAGGGAAAGGCTGATTTTTTTATCTTAAACAAACCATCACAATCAAATGACTGAATTTTTAAACTTCAAGGTTTCTAAAAAACAAATTGTGTGTTCTAAGCACGGCACACATGAACACTACATTAGCAGCAACATTAAAAATTATGAAGGTAACTGGTGCATGCTGTGCTGGCTAGAAAGCCTTGGTCCATCTCTTCCAACTATTGAGCAATCTGATGACTGACAGGCAAATTGATTTTCTCCGCTCTATTATTCAAGATGAAATTTATTCGATAGTAGAAGCTCAAAAAGTTGATCGTCCTTTTGATGTAGGAGAAAAGCGTCTTAATCATATGTGGGACGCTTTTAAACGTACTTTTTTAAAGTAAACGGCAGATCCGTTGCTATGACTGGTTTGCTCAGTTAACTTAATCTTTTTTAAGTTATGGGGGTGCAACAAGGAACGTTGCATTAAACGAAGAGTCCCCTCGGCTGCATCGTAAATTTATCGTAGGCAGACACTCTCGCCCTACAAAATTTCCACACTACACAAAAACATGGCTGACCCCACAACCTACCAACAACTTTCTGAATCTCTCGTCAACGTCAAATTTACAACCGAATTACCGGATGTTACCGACGATGAAAAGGATCGATTGGAGCAGTACATCGCAGCTTTAACTTCTCGCCAGGCATCTAAGTTTGATGCGATCGTAGACCTGATTAAGAGCTGTGATCGCAACATTCAAATGTTAGAAGAGGAGTTAAATGAAATCAAAGAGGCCAAGGATGCGTGGGTATCCAACAAAGAAAAGATTGTGCAGATCATTAAGCACGTCTATCAGCAGGGGTTGATTGACAACAAGATCAAGGGCAACAAGTATCAGGCTGTGATTCGTCGCGCCAAGCCTAAGTTGGTGGACAACTGGCAGCTATGGGCTGAAGAGGACCAACAGGAATATGGCCTGGAAAAAGTGACAACTGTTACCAGGATCCGCGATGGCCATGTGCTGGAGGTCAAGCAAGAGAAACTACCTGATAAAGATCGGTTGCGTTCCGACTTGATTGCTGATGCTCCGGGGGCACCAGGGCAAGCGCAATTGGTGCAATCGTATTCGCTGGTTTACGAACGCAGAAAAACAATATGAAATGATTGATTTAGTTTTTATTCTGATTCATTTACCATCGCATTAACAATCATGACTGTTAACTTGAACACTTGTGTGCCAGGGCAGAAGGTACGTCTTCGCACTGGAGAAATTGTTGAATATCAAACAAAATTTATGGGAACTTGTTGTTATCCTCACGAAGCTGGCTCGCGTAATTATACAGATGATGGGTATTATTTTATTAATAAAGAAGAAAATTTTCGTGATGTTGTAGAAATATTACCGTTAGAAACAATTGAACCAACTAAGGATGATGAATATCCAAGTGTTGCATGGTGGGAGTCATGCCCATGGATTACAGATAGAAAGCCTACTGAAAAAGATGGTAACAGACATGGGCATGTACATATCCAAAGTGTTTTGTACGGTTATATAGTACCAATTCGCTGGAGTTCTGTTCAAGAAAACATGCCTTGGTTGCATACTCATGATTGGAAACCTCCTGTGCTTACCAACAAAGAACAAGCATTGGAATTGTTAAACAAACATGAAGGTGGCTGGTGGCCAACACCAAAAGAATGGGCCATTATACGTAAAGGATTAGAAGAATCAACTTAAACAAAAATCAACGCTCCTGGAATCGAACCAGGTACAGGACCCCTTGTCGGATTGCCTAACCATTTGGCTTAGCGTTGAGGCGCGGGTCCCTTTCCCGCTGGGTTCATTTATAAGGTTAATGAACGCACCCCTCCGTTTAGCCGGAGGTACACTGTAAGGAGCGACCTTACATATGAGGAGCTACCTCGGTGTTGACACGCCGCCTTTTGGGCTATGGGCCCAACGCGCTACGTGCATCGGTAATATCATAGCGTATTTACCTCGGAAGTCAACTCCTAACCAACTCCTAATTTTTTTCAAATTAGGCGTTGCTCTCTGCTTCACGCCACGGTAAACTACCAACGTCCTGCCTGCCCTCCCATGGCCGATCAGTATTTCCTCAAGGATCCAGAAGGGTACAAAGTATCCTTTACGACAGTTGCCCTGGCCTACGCTTCGCTGATGCGAATCGCAGAAAACCACTGTTTTGCTTTTCAAGACATCAATGGCAAGCAAGTTTACGATGTCACTGGAGATTTGCTTTATATTGCCAACCAGCACTACGAAGCTGATAACGGCATTACAAAATCTGACGGGTTTGATCCATGCGGGTTTGTTAACAAAAATGAGCTGAAACTTATGCTTGCAGAGGTTGTCCAAGAGTATTTTGCTGGTGCCACACTTAAAGATGAGTAACCCTGTTTATAGTTTGCCGGTTGACGAGGATGGCACTATTGTCTTCCCCGATGAACTGGTAGATCGTCTGGGCTGGAAAGAAGGCGATGAGTTATTCTTCCGTGAACTCGACGATGGCAGCTTCAGTATTTCTACTATTCCCTTTTCTCAAGAAGATCTTCCCAAAACCTATGGCAAAAGTTACCTCGGCCAACACCAAGAAGATGTTGCGTCACCTGACCCGGAATTATACCCTGCTCCTGGGGCAACCGATGATCGGTGATGAGTTTGCAGATGGCTACTGGAAATGCAAGATGGACCTGGAGCGCTTTTTGCAACAGGAAAACGTGTTTTCAATGCTGCCTGAAGAAGAGGAAGAAGCGGCGTAATTATTAAATATAAAACAAGAACGCAAATCCGTCTCTCCTAGAATATAGGAAAGGCGGATTTTTGTTATGACTATAGGAGAAAGGTTGGCGGATGCTGTTGCAAATGGTATCGGTTCTTGGCGATTTGTTGGCATTCAGACAGCTGCCATTGTATTTTGGCTTTGTTTGAATACGTTCAGTCCCCTAAAACCCGATAGATACCCCTATATGCTCTTAAATTTTATGCTCAGCCTTCAAGCCGCTTATACCGGTCCAGTTCTTTTAATTTCCGCTGCCCGCCAGTCGGAGCTAGACCGCAAGCGGGCAATCGAAAACTTGGATTTGGAGCGGCTTGATAACGTTCATATAGGTAAAATATTGGAGCGTCTTACACAAATTGAAAAAACAATTGACGAGGAATAAAACCTCAGCAACGACTCACCTTGAAATTTCCTCCCAATCTAAAGAAGCAAAAATACTTCCACCACCATCACTTGTAACAGCTAAGGTAAGTTCAAATGCCGTTGATGTAAATGTATCCCGTTCTAATTGAAATTTAAATAGAGCTTCTCTTAAAATATCTACAGATGTTGTACCCTGATTAGAAGAATTAGTGTAGCCGGATCCCAGTACCCTGCCCCCAGAAAAACTGGTCCCTGTAATGTTGTATTCAACCGAAGAGTTGCTTCCTGCGCTAATCCAGGTGCCGCCAGTTGTTGTACCACTGGCAACAATCCTCCAATTGTAATTGGTTCCATTTCCTGTGCCAAGTATCGACAAAGCTGTAAGAATAATGATTGCATCAAGATTGTTGGGAGAAGTTTTTAACCTAATAGATGCAATTGGATAATATGTACCAGCTGTTGATGTACTTCGAGCTGCTGTAATTGGGATATTAATAGCTTGTTGAAGTCCTCGCAACTCGTAACCGCCTTCTGAAATTACAGTAGAACAAACTTGCTTCAACGTGCTGGCACTTGCTGTCGTGCCTAGGTTTTCGAGTTCATAACGCAATGGCAAGGAAGCTGTGGTTATATATGTTGTGTCAATAACGTTTGCATGATGAAATTGATGGCACAAAATAAACTTCCCATCAATAACAAAACCCATGCGCACAGTGCCGAGCCCCAGCCATTCAATATCCATCCATAAAATTTGAGCCTTTGTGATATCTAATGTCATCCCGGACGGACCGGTTCCGTCCATTTTGTCGTAATTCCAGTTTGCTTGGTTGACACGACTTTCTGTTACAGATCCAGTAACAAGACTCCGCTCAACAAACGATAATGTTGACCCACTTAATTCTAGATACATCCCGTTGCTGGCACCGAAATATCCCATGCGCTGCCTAAGATTTGTTTTTTCAGCGGCCATGGTAAATGTTGTCATTACCAGCAATGATTTACCTGGTAGGTAAGCAAATACCTTGGTTGTTTCTCGATAAACTTTTGAACCGGAAGTTGTAGTAACACTTAAATCAACTAAACCTTGATTAGCATTGAATACTGCTGTGCCGCCTGATGCTGTGGACGTGTTCCAGAGACCATTATCGTGATATCGGTGGCTTGAATCAAATAGCGTCAAAGGGTTGGATACACGCAAACGCCCAAAAGCATCTAATGCTGCAGATTTTGTTCCTGTTCCGGGATCTGTGGTAACACTGATTGGCTGCCCCGTAATCGCAACATTGGTCGCCTCTGTATTCATCGGGCGCGTCTTGACGATCTCGTACCTCAGGTTGTCGCCAGAATCTATGCTGGTTGCCATGTCGCTTTTGCTGTTGTTCTGAGTTTAGGTTAGTACACTGTAGTGGTACTCTGCCTCAACACCATGAGGGAAACTAAAAAAGTCCGCTATAAGGGCACCGCATCAGAGATCCTGCCTCCCATCATCTATGAAGGCTATGAGATCCTCAGTTTGCGGCATGGTAATACCGGACACGTCCTGTACTATGCCCCACGGTTGGAAGATTTGGAACCGCATTGGTGCATGGATTTGCAGACCGCCAAGAACGGCGTCATCAAATTCCTTGAAGCACATTCAAGTAGTAGTAACGTAAAATCAGAAGAGTAACTCGCAGTTTATAGGACCAGTGGTACTACCGCTTGAGCATAGTAAAGATCTGATGGATGATTTGGCTTTCCAGATCCATGAGTATCTTCTTTCGGAGGCTACCGTGTTTAACGGCGGCCACTTGGTCCTCATTCCTATTACGGCAATTGTTAAAAAATTTGAAAGAAATCATCGCACGATTGCCCGCAGGCTGACGGTGCTCAAAAATGAGGGTCTGCTTCAACCCATCATCAAGAAGGACACCACCACTCTGTATTGGGTAAAAGAGCAACTTGAGGATTAATGGCTATCCAGGACCCCAATCAGCCTAACCACGTAGAAAGTCTTGTTTGGTTGCTTAGTAGCCTTACGGACAATGGAAAAAGCCTGCGTTCATTCCTGAGTAACCCCCAGGAGTTGGGCGTTTGCATCTTGACTGCTGGTTTACTTGCAAATAGTAAGTTAAGTATCAGTCCTGATGACGCTATTGCAGTTGCCCTGGAGACCTACGCCAAGGTCCAAGTGCATGTTGGTCATTACCACCAGGCAAAATTTGCTGCCAACTTGGAAGGGGTATTCCAATCCGAAAAACCTGCTAGGCTTGAAGATCGGCCACCTGAGATCGAACACGATTAACTTGACTTAGCCAAAGTAAGCGCGCTTAATTGTTTTCGAATAACTTGATGTTGCTTTGAATAATTGCTTTAATACAGCAAATGCTTTTTCTGGATCAGTATGACTGCCGCACGTGAATGCGTCTAGGTTTGCATATTGAAGTTCTGGCCAGGTGTGGATGCTTATGTGGCTCTCCGCCAGCAATGCAAATGCTGTGACGCCTTGTGGGTGGAATTTATGTGAACCAATCTTCAGTAACGTTGCACCGGATTGCATCGCTGCTTCTCTAAGAGCACTACAAATAAAGTCTTCATCATTTAGCAGGTCAGAATTCGCGCCGTAAACTTCACCAATACAATGTTTACCTTTCGCGCCCGAGGCCTGCTCCATCTTATTTTTGCATGGTTTAGCTATTATTTTAAAGCCTAAACAGCTGGATGCTTGGTTTTAGCCGCAAAATCGGTTATTATCCGATCATCCTCTTCTCCCTAATGCCCCCTGCCGTCCTGGATATCACCGCAAAAATCCTGGAGCGGGTAGCGGAAGAACGCAAGATTCACCCCTCGTACCATGCCGATGCATCGTATGAGCAATTCTTGGACTATCGCAGCGACGGAAGTACCAGGGTTGAGATAAATGGCTCCCGTCACTACCGTACACCGTATGGGGCACTCCCTTCGGTGACGACAATTCTCAGTGCCACCAGTGGGAATAAGGCTGCGTTGGAACGTTGGGCGGCAAAAAATCCGGGTGGCCGAGAAGCTGCCGCTGCCAGGGGGACACTTGTTCACTCCTATATGGAGCGCTATCTGCTGGGGGAGCGTGATTTCCCGATTGAAGAGGCTGTAGAACCGTTTTGGAGGGGTTTGCCGGAGAAACTGGACAATTTTGAACGGGTCATCTGGGCTGAAAATCCAGTTGGGGACAACTTTAATTGGACGATTGGCGGGGATGGGATCAGCCGTGTATGGCATCCGGGTGTCGTAGAGGGGAAGGTCAACGGTTGGGCCGGCGCACCCGACATTGTGGCCGAATGGAAAGGAAAAACTGTCCTCGGTGACTTGAAAACCAGCAATGGCCTGTATTTTGGCAAGTGGCCAGGGACTGATACTCCAAAAAATGAGTACGGAATGAGGCGGGCTGGGTTTATGAAATACAGCAAATGCTGCATGCAAATGGGTGCCTACGCCATGGGCCTTGAACATACTTGTGGCATCAAACCGGATATTCTCATGATCTTGGTGGCTACCGTAGAACGCCCTCAAGTGTTTGCAATTCAGGGCGCCACCATTGAGAAGTGGAAAAATAAATGGCTGGAGGCTGTGGACAAGTATTACAACGAATACCTACCTTCCCTTAACGCCCCTGAAATTGAGATGGAAGTAGTGGACGGAGACCAGGCGCAAGATTCTGCAGCGTAACGTAAACATATAGAAAATATGCCCGATTCTCCCCCTGTTCAGCAGTCGGGAACTGGGCTAAGCTACCCCTAACCCCCTTACCGTTGCCATATCCCCCTGTGAGCGCCACCGCGACCCTGGAGCCCCGCCGCCCCCGTAAACACCTCCAACCTGGTGAAATCAAGCTGGATTGGATACCCGTTGATTGGGCGTTGACCCCATTGCGGGGGAAGAAAGCATACCTTCCCGGATGGACCACTAATCCACTGACTGTAACTCAGATCCAGAAGGAGATTGAGGAGGGGCGGGCTACAGGTATCGGGTTGCTATCGGGGCAATTTAGTAATGAGTATGGGTTGATCTGGGTTGATTTTGATGGGCCGGAAGGGATTGAATTTGTTGAACGGCTTGGTGGCGGGCCGATCGCTTCAATTTTTCCTCCGACGTTAACGATCGCTAGTGGGAAAGAAGGTCGCATGCGGATGCTGTTCCGCGTCAGTAATGACAGCATTGGACGGCTACCTGAACGGGCCACGTTGAAGCTGGGGGCTGCACCATTTGAGATGTTGTGGTCAAGTAGGCAGGGTGCTATTTGCGGCGCACACCCTGAGACGGATGGCTACCGAACGACAGAGCATGGCGGGTTTGAATTTGCTGCATCACCACCGGAATTACCGGACTGGGTTTATGCAGAAATTGCAAAAGCATATCCAAGTACAAAGTATCGGAAGCGTGGTGTTGGTGCTACGAACTTCATCAACCAGAATATTACGTTGAATTATGACACTGATTCTAAGTATCATTTGGAATCAGTAATTGAGGATGCTTGCAAGTATCTAGGTGCAATGAATGTTGAACGTGCTGATGATTACCACGAATGGGTGCGCATCGGCATGGCTCTGCACCAGATCGATGACAGCCTGTTGCATGCCTGGGTGGCGTGGTCGGCTCAGTCTGATGCGTTTGAAGATGGGTGCTGCGAGGCGAAGTGGGCTACGTTTGAGCGATTGCCTGGTGGGCCAAACCCTGAGGGTGGCTGCGGCCTGAAGACATTGAAGGCTATTGCGAAGGAAGATGGGTATGTGGATCTTGGTGGTTATGCTGCGCCATCGATGGAAGCAATTGTGCAGCGGGTGAATGCACAGTTGGAGATTGATGAGGAGGAAGCAGAGGAGGATGAGGATGAAGAGGAATATGGCGAGAATCCTGAGCATTTTGCTGCTGGTGGCGTCAACCGTAACGCTCCTAAGAAAGGACGGAATCCACCCTCGTCGCAGCTAGCGGATAATCTGTTTCCGCTGATGTTACGTGATGGATGGCGATATGACCCGCAGTATGAGAATTGGTTGCAGTATGACGGCGCCAAGGGGATTTGGCGTAAACAAGCACATAGGGAGGACTTTTTGCATAATGTGCAATTTCACCTTAAGATGGCGGAGTTACCCGGCGGCTACAGCAACAACCTTGTTAATGATGTTGCCCTCTTGTTGCGTGGTTTTCTGTCTTGTTCCGAATGGAATGATGACAGCTCCATGCTTGCCTTCTCCAATGGCGTACTTGACCTAAGCAGCGGTGAATTCAGTGACCATAAACAACAGAATTTTTTGACTTGGGGTCTTGATTTTCCGTATGAACCTTCTGCTGAACCCGGCCCCATCCGTGATTGGTTATTGCGTACACAATACGGTGATGAAGATCGTGTACAGGTGTTGCGAGCTTGGTTACGAGCTTGCCTAGTGGGTCGCGGCAACGAAATTCAACGTTTTCTTGAAGTTATTGGTCCTGGTGGTCGCGGTAAGAGTACCTTCACCAACTTATGTTGCGCCATGGTGGGTGCTGGTAACTTTGCCAGTAGTACGTTGAACCAGCTGGAGCAGAGCCGGTTTGAGGTTTCGGCATTGAAGGATAAGCGTCTGACGTTGATCAATGACTCGGAGCGTTATGGCGGTTCTGCTCAGATCTTTAAGGCGTTGACGGGCGGTGATAACTTGCGCTATGAAGAGAAGTTGAAGGCTATTGGGGAGCCCTTTGTTTATGAGGGTATGGTTATGGTGGCTGCTAACGAACCAATTCAGACCAGTGATCCCACCAGTGGATTAAGCCGCCGTCGCCTCACAATTGAGTTCAATAGGCCGCTTTACAACAAGAGTAGTGAAGCCAAGGATATGATCAAGATTAATAAGGGCAGTATTGGTGGGGTATGGAAAGATTATTTGCCCGGCTTGGTCAATTGGGTGCTGGAGATGGGTGAACGTGATATGCGTCGTTATTTGCTGGACACCAATGAGTTGGTCCCGTCGCTGCGTAAGGTGAAGAATGAGATCCTGTTGAATAGCAATAATTTGGTGGATTGGTTGCAGTCTGAAATTGTTGTGGCGCCAGAGAATGTTGCAGCCATTGGTAAGAAGATTCCCGCTGCAAAGGATGCCCAGGAGCGGTATTGCAATAGCAACCATCATTTGTATCCGAGTTATGCTGCGTATTGCGAAGATACAGGGAGTAAGTCGGTGGGGCAGCGGCGTTTTGTTGCGTTGTTGATGGACTGCTGCAAGAACCAATTGGGCCTTAATGATGTTTTTACGTTTTCGAAGAAAGGTCGAGCTTACGTGAAGGGCTTGGCGGTACGGGCTTCTGATCAAAAGTTTAAATCACACGGAACAATTCTTCCTGAGGGTAAAGAAGAGGAATAGAATAGTATTATATTTTGCTGGGCTTGTTAGATGGATAAACAAGTCCTCATGCGTTATACCGGTAACGCTTTGTTATTGATTGGTTATGGGTTTTTGTTGTTTGCAGATCAACGTATCGGTTTGGTTTTGAGGATTGCCGCCCCATTTTTGTTTTTGCCTTCCTGTATCCGTTTGAAGTTATACGATATTTTGTTTTTGACGGGTGTGTTTTTGTGTTTGGATATTACTAAGCTGTTTTACTTATTGCATTTGTAAGGGGGTTACGTTTATTTCCAGGGGAGTGGTTTATCTGAATAAGAGGTTGTCGCAAGTCCTGCTGCCGCTGCGTTTTCAATTTCCGCAGTACGAAGGGGTCCAAGGGTGTTTTGAATCCAAGTAATGACAATATCTTCGGTGAGGTCCTTGTAATCAATACAAAAGTGGACGGGATCAGCAAAAGCCGTGACACCTGTAATATCGGACGTATTTTTTCCCTCTGTAGCGGTCACTTTCCATGCGGCTTCATGCACTGCATTTTTGCAACACTCTGTGTCCCATGTAAATAACTTTGCAATAGTCCAGGTATAGCTAATCGCCATGATTTAAGATTGCTTTATTTTATTGTACAGCAGATTAATCGGTTCTTTGCGTGCAATCTATTGTTGCGCTTTCAATTAAAAACCGGGGCCTGGGTCTTTCCCTGTAGCTACAATTGCACATGCCCTTTTGTAGATTAAAGAGTTAATCTTGCCTGCGATTTCCAGCGCACTCTTTACCTTTTCCCAATTGACCTTGGTTTTTTGATCCATTTTGTTTATTGCGTTTGTATTACGTTACTCGGATCTGTAGTACAGAACCGTTGCGGTAGATACCATTGATTGCTACGCCGCCAGATGCTGCTGCGGTGTCATTAGCGTAGTTGCCGAGTCCGGCTAGGTTTAGGGAGCTTGGTGTTACGGTTCCGGGACTGGGGGTGCCAACATTAATTGATTGACCTAGGGCAACGATGAAGCAGGTCAGGGAGGCGACGGGCGCCGTAGTGAAGGTGATTTGACTACCGCTCACGGTGTAATCAGTGCCGGGGCTTTGGATGACACCCCCAAGGGATACGATAAGTTGCTGTGCGCTGCCTGGGGTGTAGTAGTAGATGGATCCACCAGGGGGGAGGGCAAGCTGGAAAGTAGTGGTACTGCCGTTGAAACCACTGGTGATATCTTGCAGTTTTGCTATGAATCCAACAGTAGGTTCAGACCCAATGTAAGCCATGTTAGTTGTTACTTCTACCCTGCATAAAATGATTATAGCAGCTCGGCATCGTCTTTGATATGCACCAAGAGGGCAAGGACTGTTGTGAGGGCGCTTTCAAATGCTTTTTGTAGGTGGTCGTCGTAACTATTGCATTGTTCTTGTATAGTTGCGTTGATTTTTACGTAACAAGCTACGGCGCCAATTAAATGGATGCTAAATTGTATTGCAAAAAGCCCTGCAATGCAGTAAAGGATAAACTTTTGTGCGTTGAAGGGCTTCATTTTAGTGGCGTTGACTACTTGGTTTGGCTAAGCATGGAAGTGAGTAGGACTACTCGGCCTGACTCAACGATGCTTGATAAGCAGCGATCACTTCAGGGGTCCATAGTGTTGCAGCAACTGCTTGGAGTTCAAAGCAGTCGTCGCTTACATCTTCGCCAGGGGTGCGAACGTGGCGATGGTAAGTTTTGCCTACTTCAACACCATCTTTTTCAACGATGTCCGCACGACGACATTGGATGATTGAGTAAGGCGGGATGATTTCAAGTTTGTACTCAGAGCGTTCGGTAAAGGCCATTAGGGTCAACCTCCGGTTGAAACAGGTTTAGGTTCGTAGTTTTTAGCCGTTGCGGGCTGGGTTATTAAATTGGATACGTTCCGGCAAAATAAATAATAGTTGTAGCGGCAATTGACGCGCCTCCATAAATTGCTGTGCCAGAAGGGACAACACTGATGACAACCGAAACTGATATGTTGCACCCTGTTCCACTGCCAATACCACTTAGCACTGAAAAAGGCAATCCACCGGCTACAAGCGTCCCACTAGCGGGATTAAACGCAACAGAGGTGACAGCAGTAATAGAACCAGCAAATGAAACTTGCTTACCAATCTTAACGTAACTACCAGCCGAAGCAAAAGCTCCTACTGCTGTCACACCGGTACCTTGAGTTGGCGTCCACGTCCCCTCTTCATAATCGTCGAGCGTGTTTGGATCGGTACATGCTGATTGCGTAGCGGGGAACGTGATGCCATTGGAGACCTGGAGGACGCCGCCGTTAGCTGTACGGGTGGTCGTGCCAATCAGCAACTCACGCTGGTTATTGATACGCATC